TTTAATAGCGAGTTAAGTTTATGTCCTTTGTTAAAGTTAACGTAGAAGTTTAAAGCCAATTAATTAAACAAACAAAGGAGTAAATTATGGCTCGTACACAAATGAGACTCGATGCAATTACCGGGTCCTTGGTAGCTGATGATTCAACAGGTGCCGTTAACGAAGAATCTTTACAGGGTGTTCTTGACCGTATGGTTGGATCACTTGAGCGTCATCACGGAGGTGAGTGGTACTCACAGCCTGCTGGTGTCTTTACACAACCTGTCCAAATTCGCGACAACCTTAATGTAACAGGCTCAGCTGACATTGATGGCAACCTAAACGTTGATGGTGGTGCTGTTATTGATCTAACACTTGCAGTAGCAGGTGCCGCTGACCTACAGTCTGAACTTGACGTCGGCGCCGCTGCTCGATTCGCTTCCACCCTCGCAGTAGCAGGTGCCGCTGATCTTAACGGCGCACTTGATGTAGCTGGCCGCGTTGATCTCGGTGACAACAGCGGCACTGCTGACACATTTGTTCGTGGTGACCTTTCTGTTGCTCAGGATGCCAGCGTTACTGGTGATCTTACAGTCTCAGGTGACTTAACTGTACTCGGTGATACTGTCCAGGTCAACGTAGGTGAATTGCTTGTCGAAGACAACATCATCCAGGTTAACAAGAACGGTACAGCAATGACAGCACAAACCGCAGGACTTGAAATATACCGTGGTTCCGGTGTCGATCTTGCGACATTCACTTGGTCAGAATCTGACGAGTGGTTCGAGCTTAAGGCTGGCACCCAGTACCGTAAGGCAAAAATGGCCACAGCACGTCTCGACGGTGTTAAGGGAGCCTTCTTCCTTTCATCCAGCGCTGACGGTGATATTGTTGCCGGTACCGCTGCTGACCTAGTTGGAAACATTGGTGCTCAGTTTGCTGGTACAAACATTGCTGTTTCTGAAGCTGGTGGCGTTATCACCTACGCACTCACTGCAGGTACTGGTGTCACCATGGACGGATCAGGTGGAATTGCAATCGGTCAGCCTGTTGCTACAACCGACAACGTAACATTTGCTGACCTCTCTGCTGACAGTGCTAAGCTTGCTGATCACTCTGCTGATGCTGGCAAGGCTTACAAGGTTGGTACAGATGGCGCAATTGAACCAGCTGCTTGGAATGAGTTTGTCTCAGTCGAAGGTAATGTCGGTCTTGAACTAGTTCAAGACAGCTTCAAGGCTCAGATCGGCCTAGCTCAGGATATCAGAACTTCAGCTTCACCTGAGTTTGCTGCTCTCAACATCGGTTCAGATCACGACATGTTGGCTGACGGTGCTAATCTTAAGCTCTTGACTGCAGGTGAAATCAAGCTCGAAGGTGCTGATGGTGCTTACATGCTTGCTGAAGCTGGTGATCGTGCTGCCTTCACCGGATCATTCGGTGCTAGCGAAACTATCATCGGAGCGATTAACTCCCTCGCAGCTACATCAGCAACATTCTACAAGCATCAAGAAATTCTTTCTGCAGATATGGCTGCTGGCGCCAAGACCATTGCGTTCCTTGATACCACCATTACTAACGCAGAAAAGAGAATCGATGTTTATGTCAACGGCCAGCTTCTAAGCAAGGGTGCTTCTGCTGATTACGATTACGTAAATGTAGTCAACGCTGGCGACGAAGCCAAGATCGACTTCAAGTTTGATCTCAAGGCTGATGACGCTATCGTTGTTATCTCTCGCTAATAAATTAGCTTTTTAGCTAGTTTGCCCCCGGTGGAGAAATTCACCGGGGGCATTTGTTTTATAAGGATGATTTCAAGGATATAATTACTTTTAAGACGAGGAGTTTTTATGTCACTTGAACAAAAATACAAAGACTATTTTAAGTCTAAAAACCAAGATGAGCTATACGAGCTAATTACAAAATTTAAAATGTTTATTGACGTTTCTTTGCAAGAAACCATAGCAGGCACACCTGAAGAAAGAATTAAAAGCATGTATAGTACTCTTCTCAAACTAAGAGACTCTATGGTTTTTGAACTAAGCATGCGTAATCACAGTAAAAACTTATTTCAAATGGAAGAAGATCTTAAGCGCTTTGAAGAGATTAATGCAGCAGCGCTTGAAGAAGGTTCCAAAAAAAACTTAGATCCAGAAGAGAGCCAGGCGAAAGACCAATAAACGTGATGCAATTAAGAAAGTACTATGAAAACTAATCAAAATGTAAATTTTGGATCTTCTCTATCAGGAATATCTGGATCGATAAGATATCAGCTTTTTGATACAAAAGGTGTTGCCTATACAACTGCATCAAACGCAGGAGTCTATGAAATCGGCACAAATACGGGATGTTACGGTGTAGAGTTTAATCTAAATAATCAGTTCAGTGGATCTATTGTTTGGACATCTACAGAATACCCAGGAGTGACTGCAGTTGAAACAGTTACACTTGACCAGAAAATGATTAGACATATGACTGTGGGGCGCTGGAAAATTATGTCTGATACAAAAGAAATGGTTTTCTATGAAGAAGACGGAGTAACCGAATTAGCAAGATATTCGCTTCTTGATAGAAATAGCAATCCTTCTTTTACAGAAGTATTTGAACGCGTGAGAGGATAAATTGGCTGGGTTTGGGGTAGGATCACCCGTTCCTTTGATTATGTTGGGTATGGGTCCTAACCCTAGGTTAGTCACAAGCGGCTTTACTCCGCTTATTGTAAAAGCTGCCCGAGTTCTCCGAGGTGGACGAGCTGCTTATAAGAAATTTGTTAGTGAATATGAAGATCGATTTAAAATATCAGCAATGATTATTGCTAATAACGGAAAAGAAATTGTCAATCCTATTACTAACAAAATCAGCAGAATATTCTTAGAGAACAACATAAATATTAAGAAGACTTATGCAAAAGAACTTTTTTGGAAAAAGACAAAAAGACCTTCGATTGAAGTTAGCAATGTTCAAATAGAACACAAGAAAACCGATAATTTTAAGGTGTCTGCTTCGCACAAGAATGTAGAGCATAAAAAGAAAGATATTAAAATAACTGCAAAGAGGAAAATAAATGTCAAACATTAATCTTTTACTTGACGAAGAAAATGAAATCACATTCGCACTAACAGTCGAAGGCACAACAAACTCACCTGCAAAGTGCAGACTTTTAGTTGAGAAAGATGATATGACTTTGATGTTTGAGCCAAACTATTTTCAGAATGACGAAGTATCTGTTACAATCCCACCGCTTAAGCACATTTTTAAAGAAGGTCATTGTGAGCTTAACTTAGAAGTAATTGTTGAAGACAAATATTTTAGACCTCTTTCAATGTCTGCTTATCTTGAAAAAAGTGTTGAAGTCATGGCAGAGTCAAAAGTTGTTGCAAGACCAAAAGTTCAAGCAGCTGCTTCTGTTTCACAAGTTAAAGTAAATAGAAAAAGCAGTACTTCACAAAGTAGCAGAAAGAATGAGTCTAAGACTCCTGTTACAGTTGAAAAAAATACACAAAAAGTTTCTGATAAACAAATTATGGATTTAATTAAGTCACTCTCTGGAGGTAACTAATGGAACAGATTTTAGAATTTTTACTCACAAATAAGTACAATATTATTGTATTTACTATGCAGTATGTTTCACTTAGTTTAATTTTTTGGAGTATGCAAGTAACTCTTAAAAAGATAACCGCAGAACTTTTAAAAGCCATGGCTTCACCAAGAAGAAAAAACAAACTAAAAGAAGATCAAGACAATCCTTTAAAGACTGTTTTGTTGGCATTGGCTTGGCCTGTTTTTGTTGCAAAGAATCTTAAAGATGAGCTCACAAAAAAGTAGCAAAATAATTCTTATAGAGTTTAAGTTTCTCACAGAAGAAAAAGAAGACGTTGAAGATCTTTGTAAAAAAGGTTTAGCAGACTTAGGTTATTGTTTAAACGAACTCAAAGGTAAGCTTTCAAAAAAAATTGACGGTCAAGTTGAAAAATTTGAAGAACAATTTTTTAACAAGCCTCCAGATCCTGAAGAAGCTGCAGAAAAAGCAATTGCTGATGCTCTTGAAGCAGATAAAGACGATGATGTAGAAGCTGTAGGCAAAAAAGAAAAATGGGCCAAAAAGCTATACAGAGAAATCGTGCTTTTGACACATCCAGATAAAACTGCAGCAATTCCAATTCCTCAGATTGCTACCAAACTTTTAAAATTTTATAATATTGCAGTTGATGCATATGCTTCTAATGATTTTCCAGAATTATTATATGTTGGCAACGAGTTAGACTTAGAAGTTCCCGAAGATAAAGTTCAAGAATATATTGGTCCTAAAATAAAAACTTTGAGCGAAGAAATAGGAAAAAAGAAGGCAACATTTCCATATCAATGGGAAACAATGCCCGAAGATAAGCGCGGAACTATTTTAGAAAATTATCTTAAGTCAATCGGATACATTTTTGACAAAGAAGTAATTGAAGAAGTAGTTGAAAAAGTAAAAAGAATTAAGCGTAAACCTGGCACAAGACCTGTAAATTACATAAGGCAAAGGTTAAAATCACAATAAGATAAATTTTAAAGTCTTAAAGTGAGGTTACATTGCCAGAAGGTCCTGAATGCAAAGCAACTGCAAGATCAATTGATGAGTTTATGTGTGGCAAAAGAGTTACTAATATAGAGATTCTTTCTGGAAGATACACTAAAAAAACTCCTGCAGGTTTTGAGAAATTTAAGTCAATAATGCCAATTCATTGTATCGGTTGGACAGCTAAGGGTAAGTTTATTTACGGAATGTTTGGAGATAAAGAAGGACCACATTCATTTATCTGGAACACACTAGGGATGTCTGGATACTGGTCATTTACACAGCAGAAACATTCTCGTGCCAGATTCGATCTGGAGGGAGGATCATCTATCTGGTATACAGACACCAGAAATTTTGGAACCCTTAAGTTTGCAATGACTCGCGAAGAAACTGAGAAGAAGCTATTTGAGCTCGGACCAGACCCACTTACACACGATATTCCAATTGACCAGTTTAGAACTCGGCTATACAAGAAAAATAAAAAGGGTGAAAAGACAATTTGCGAAGCACTAATGAATCAAAAGACAGTTGCTGGAGTAGGAAACTACATTAAGGCAGAAGTTCTTTGGCTTTCTAGAGTGTCACCTTTGCGAACAGTAAATTCTTTATCTGAAAAAGAAATAACAGATATTAGAGACAACATTCAGTCTGTTATTAGAACATCATATCAAAATGGCGGCGCGACTATCAAAAGCTTTTACGGCGCCGACGGTTCAAAAGGTACATATTCAAGTAGGTTTTTAGTGTACAATCAAAAGGTTGACCCTTATAATAATAAAGTAGTGAAAACTAACACACCTGATGGTAGAACGACGCATTGGGTACCAGAAATTCAAAAATAGGAGAAAAAATGAGACTTAGTGACACAGTAATCGCACACGTAGCACAGCTAGTACAGCTTTCAATCTTGACAGGAACTGACGTAGTTGATCATATGCGAATGATGGTTTTGACGGATAATGAAGGCACACTCGAACTAGATGAAGAATATGAAAGGCGTGCAGAAGATAATGTCCAGCGACTAATTCACGAAGCCACAACTATGCAGACTCAAACAAACGAGCAGTGACATGAATTGCAATCTCGCAAAAATGTTTCTGCTTCGGCAGCAGTTTATAGATGAAATGAGAGAGTATCATCCTGGATCCTATCCGGCAAAGCTACCTCTTGATCTTCGTCAAAAAGAGTCACAACAAATTTGTAGAGATCTAGCACTAAGAGGTGTTGAAGAGATGTTTGAGGCTCTTCAGCATCTTAAAAACTGGAAGCCTCACAGAATGACTGAATTTAATGAGGCTCCTGATAGAGAAGAGTTTCTTGAAGAAATAGTTGATGCTTTGAACTATTTCTTTTCTCTCTTAATAGCATCAGGTTTTGATGAAAAAGATCTATACGAAGCTTACGAAAAGAAACATGAAATTATCATGAATAGACTAAAGGAAGGTTATTAGTGGATTTTGTCAAAATGATGAAGTCACAAGCAAACTATAACAATAAAAAGTTTGGTGACTCATTAACAGAAGAAGAAAAGAGAAACATTAGTAGAGACTTGGCATTAAATTCATATAATTCTATTAATAGAATGATTGAAAAAATGAGAGTTACTAATGACGTCCCACACGAAGACGATCTTGTCTATTCTTCTATTGATGTATTAAGATATATTATGTCTATGCTTAATCTTTGGGATGTAAATCCTAATGATGTTGCAACTGCTTTTGTTGAAAAAGATATATTTCTTGATGTAGAACATAAAATCAATACAAGAAAGTGGGAAGGGCAACCTGTTATTATTGTAGACATGGATGACGTACTTGTAGAGTTCAGGTCTACTTTTGCCTCTTTCTTAAAAGAAACTTACAATTTAGATGTTGACACTGAAAGCGAACAATACTTCTTTGTTAATGAAATTCTAGCAGCAGGAAATCTTAATCCAGAAAAAGTATTTGAATCTTTTGTTAATACTAGAAGTTTTAGAACACTTCCACTTATTGAAGACGCAGATTCATATCTCAGCGCAATGCGTGAAAAGGGTTATTGGATTCAGTTGCTAACTGCGCGCCCAAAAGAAGAACTAAAGATTTTTTATGACACTTATTATTGGCTAGGCTTAAGCAACATTCCATTTGATAGAGTTGACTTTTCACCTGAAAAATTGCGCTGGTGCATGAATTCAGAGTACTACGATTCAGGAGCAATTGCTTTTGCAATTGATGACTCTCCTAAGCATGCTATGGAATATGCCGGGCATGGTATAAGTGTAAAAGTACCTTTAAAGAGCTATAATAAGAGTATTGAAAGCGAAAATATTACTTTCTACAATAACTTTAACGAACTACTAAGTGAGGAAAACAATGCCGATTAATTACAACTTGACTCCTGTAAATCTTCCAATGGATCTAAAGTTTGGTCAAGAACCAAAGACAAATTTTGAAAATAACCTGCGTGCTCTCAAGGTTGAGCTAGTTGATTACCCAACTCGTTCACAAGCAGTCAATGTTGCTTGGCAATATGTAAAAGCAACTTGGGCAGATCATCATGATGAGACTAACCCATCAACAACTTCATTGCAAGAGCTATCACAAAATCTTGAAGATGTTCTAAATTTCCGAGCACTTCCAACGCCTATGGAGTGCCTTGGTTTTACATTCAAGCTAAGCGGTCTTTCTTTCCAGGAAGTTACACACATTATTCGACACCGTGCGGGCTCTTTTGCAGCACAGTGTACTGGTGATCGCGATTTGCGTGATGATGATGCTGTTATTCCTGAAGCTGTAGAGAACTCACCTGAGTTTCTTGAGCGATACATGCAAATTGTCCGAGACTCAAAGCAGCTTTACGCAGATATGACCGATTCAAAAGACGTATCCATGATGGATGCACGCATGATTCTTCCAAAGTGCATGACTTCTTTTTATCTTATGCGGATGAATCTCAAGGACCTGCTTGGTTTTATTCGCCAGCGTCAAGATCGACAGATTCAGCCTGCTGCTGATAATATTCTTGCAGCTTACATGGCACGTGAACTAATTCGTGTACTTCCAGAAGCATCAACTGCCATTGACTTTACAAAGCCTGATATGCATTATGTTAAGACTTTCCGAGTACAGGTAGGCGATGAGTTTACTTCTCGTGGCACAAATCTTTACTGGCCAGAGCCTAAGAACGATATCTTCGAGTTTCATCCTGAAGATACAATCTATCAGGCACGCCGCGAAGAAATTAACGGTACAAACAATCCTGGAACGACTACTGTCTTTGAGCAACTTTGGAATTCATCAATGGAAGAAATCGATGAAATGCGCAACAACTACAATACCTTTATGGGGAGAAACTGATGACTATGAATAGATGCTATATTGCAAGCGGCTGGTTTTCACCTGAGTGGCTTGAAGAACTTGAAAATATTAAGACTACACTAGATTCTCTTGGGCTTGGTTATTTTTCACCAAAAGACGAAAATCTTTGCTCACCTGATTCTACGGTAAACTTTCAAGATGAAGTCTTTAACGGAAATATTCGAGGCATGGAAGAGTGCGACTGGATGCTTTGTAATACACGCAACAAGGATATGGGTAGCATTTTTGAAGCGGGATATTTTCATAAGCTAAATAAACCTATTGTCTATTTCTGCGCAGGTCTTCCTCCAGGAGCACAGTTTAACCTAATGCTTGCAGCTAGCGGAGAAGCTGTATGTACTTCTCTTGAAGACCTTAGAGAATATCTTCAGCGTTGTATTGATGAAGGTGAAACTGTTCTTGAGCGACGTTATCGCGGTAAAATTGAATAAAAATAAAACAATAGATAATTAAATTGATCTCCATGCTAATATATAATAATATTGTCATGGAGATTTTATGAAAGTAACAAGAAGTCAACTCAGAAAAATAATTTTAGAAAATTTATACATAAAAGAGGGTGTCTTAGACGTACTTAGAGACGCAGGAAATTCAGCTTATGAGTATATGTTTGGTGATGATAGTTCTGAATATACTCCTGGACAGATTGTAACAACAAGCGATGAAGATCCTTATGACTATAAAGAAGTAGATGGCCGATGGGTTTACAGGCAGAGAGATACAGAAGGAGAATGGAAAAATGTTAATTCTTCTGGATCAGAAATTTTAAATAGGCAGTTCAAGCAAGAAGAAACACAAGAAGAAAATGACAGATCTCCTACTCTTATAGATAGAATTCTAGGTCCTATTATAGAAGCTCCTGTAAGAGCCGGCACCGCCGCATTTCCTATTTATGTTGTAGGTTTATCTTTGTTTATGTCTGGCAAAAGTAGACCTTTTACTGAAAACAGCCTTTCAAAACCTTATAAAGTTGCATTAGCAGGTATGTCAAAATATGCCATGCAGCACTATCGCGGTGTCGTAGGCGGAGGAAATATCGAGGCATATAAGAAAAAATACACTGCTATGGCTAGAGCATTAGGAGAAGGTCAACCTGGAAGTCCTTTAATTAACAATGAAGATGTTCTTAATGGATCTGGCCTTGTTGAAGATTATATTTACTTTTTAGGACAATTTAGTGTAAAAGATGAAGGCGATAGTTACTTGATAGTAGATAACTATGATTTTAATAATTTTGAAAATGACCCAGAATATTTTTCAAAAGTAATAAATGCTTGGAAAGAACTAAAAGAAGGACTGAAAAAAATATATGCAAATCCATCACAGCGTCAAGTTTACAATCTTATTAGAAGAATGGTTACATTTAGACACGGCACTGGGTATACAGGATATCCGATTAAAATTAGACTGTCAAAAGATTTAGCACCAGAATTTTCTAATAACGCATAGTGTGCAATTTAAACAAAACTCTGTTATAATAAATTATATACAGGGCAAAATATGAGATTTTTTTTCAAAACTTATTATTTTTTTGTTACACTTTTTTTACCAATAGCTGGCATTCTTCTAGCTAAAAAAACAGAAATAGAAAAAGTTTTTTTATTAAAACAATGTTCTAGGTTTTGTCATGACAAAGGCTGCTTACACGGTTCTTTGTTACCTGATTTTTTAGCTAGTAATACCGGACTTTTTGGAAACACAATAGGCTTTTTGCAAAAAGCAGGTTTTGCACTTGAGGAATTAGGCTTACCTTTGGGCACAGGCTACGGTGCAGCAAACTTAATAATTTTTTGTTTGATTCCACCTGTTCTTCATTTAATTATGTTTTTTCTAACAAGGCGTTTGTTGAAATGAATTTTTTTGTAGATCTTTATTTTTTATGTGTAGACTTTATGATTCAAGCTGCAAATTTACTAGGAATAACTTATAGAGACACAAATATTATTGTTTTGTTTGGAGTGATTCCTGCTGTTTTGTTTTTTGATTTAATTTTATTGACAATCGCATGCATTAAAAAAACTATAAATATTTTTTTATGATCTAGATATTTCCGGAACAGGAAGATTTTTTTCTTTCATTTTTTCTATAGTCTTGTCAATTGAAACCCATTGCTTTTCAGAAGTTGTTGATAAATTATCTGAAAATTCTAATAATAGTTTTTCAATTCTACTACTAAACTTTCCTGCAGTAGGATTAATTTCAAACGCTTCGTACAAACCTGAGTTTGCAAAAATTGAGTCATATAAATTTTCATCAATTTCGTCGCTCAAGACACCGGTTCCTCTTCTAGTTAGAGCTCTAAATCTATCAAGTTCTTTTTTTAACTGCATCCAGGGTAAAGTTTTATACCATGCGATTACTTCTAAAATTTCATCAAGATACTTAATGAAATAAGGCAATATTTTTTCAAACCCAGGAATCGTTTTACTAATTTCTGAAGAATTACTTTCTAAAAATTGATAAAGCTTTTCTTTATTTTTTGCTATTATTGTACTCAAGCTCGGGCTTTTTAAGACTGCTCTCATCCCATCAGGAAATTCGTCTTTGATTGTTTTTACTAAGCTTTTACCAGCTTCAGCGCCAGTGGCGAAATTTTTTACGCCTTTTATGACTTTATAACCTGCAGTAAGCTCTCCAATTGCTGGAATAATTCCTAATGCACTTAATGCTGCGCCAAAATAAAGAGGCGGCTTATAAGAGAGCTGAACAAGCATATTTGCTGCGTCTCCGCCCGCGCCTATGATCGGAATTGCACCGATAATATCTAAGATTTGCATAGCATAATCCGCAGTTAGAGCAGCGCCACTTTCAAATTCACTTGTTCCCAAAATAATATTTGGTGTTCCTTGCTTTATAAGAATTGGAACATCACCTCTCTGAGTCTGAAGTTTAATCCTCCCTCTGCTAGGTTTGACTGTTCTTACGGCCTTGTCTTGAGGAATAAGTTTAATAGCAGCATTACCAAGATCAGATCTCATTTTTCTAAACACATCATAAGGTACGAGTGCAGCCAGACCATGTGCATTGACACCTTCACTCATTTCTGCCTCAACATACCCCCACGCAAAATAAGTTTTATTTTCATATTTAATCGCTCCAATAACGTCTTCAGTGCTATTAAACCAGTCTCTTACTTGTAATTCATCCCATTTCTTTTCAAAAGTTAAGTTTGAAGGAGGGTTCCAGCTAGAAGAAGATATAGCCCCACTATTACTGCTTTCTTCTCTTGAAGCTTCATCAGGCACAAGTTTCTGTATAGCAGCTTCTATTTCTGGAAAGTCTGAAGCATACTTGTCAATATTTTGTTTTATTGAGCTTAGTAGTTTTTTAACACCTGGTTTGTCTTTATTTGTTTGATCTATTTTGAAAGAACCATTTGCAGGATTATTATTTTTCTTAACAACTTTTATAGATATATCGTTGCTGGATGCCCCAGAAATTTTATAAGTATAGGGGTCACCTTCGCCACCAGATATTTCTTTAGTATTGTCATCTATTTGATACTCTAAAATTAAATTCTTTAAAATTTTTCTGAGTGTCTTTTCTGTCAAAATCATAATTGTCCTCTTTTTAATATTTATTTATTAGAATTTGCAATAAACAAAAAAATTGAAAAAGTAATAAATTGAGAATAAAATTATCCTTAAAGGAGAAAAAATGAACGTATTTATCACAGGCGAAAAAGGTTTTATCGGTAGAAATCTTGTTAAAAAGCTACAAGAATTTGGTTTTAATCACGTGTCTTCAAATGCAGAGTTTGAAACACCAAACGACATCAATCTAATTTTTCATAAACCAGGTGAGCTCTGTGTCCACCAGAACGATATTTTAACATGGAAAGAGTTTTTCTTTCGAAATAAAGTTGATGTCGTCATTCATAATGCTGCAGTTGTTGGAACAGATGTTGTTGCCCTAAACTCTAGTGAAGCAACACTTACAAATGTCGCTGGAACATACAATATTTGTCGAGCAGCAAAAGGATTAGGAATTCCTGTCTGTTATATGGGTACAACTGTCATCTATGACGTCGCAAAGTATCAAGAAGAAGACATTACTGAAGCATCTATCACCGGCCCGACGACGCTCTATGGTTGTCAAAAGTTATGTGCTGAAGACATTGTCAAGAGTCAGACAGGCAACAAATGGATGATTGTTCGGCCACTCTTTGCTTATGGCGGTGAAGGTGACATGAATTCACTTATTGCGAAAACTGTTTACGGAACACTAAATCAAAAAGGCGGCATTGATATGTTTTTGAACAAAGAAAAGATCAAGGACTACATGCATGTTGACGACTATTGTGATGCAGTTTTGACTGCTATCAAGCAGGGTCTTTGGAACAATGACTGGAATGTATCTGCCGAAACGCCTATGAATACAGGCGAAATAATGAATCTTCTATCAGAGATTTTTATGGAAGAATTTGGTGCCGCACCCGAAGTTTTAACTTGGCACCCGAAAACAGATTATCTTGGAAATCATCGCTTGTCTTCAGCAAAGTTTAGACAAGCATCTGGCTGGGAACCAAAGATCTCTCTTGAAGAAGGTATTCGTAGAACAATTATAGAAATTAGAGAAAGTGAAGGTTATAATCCACTTATTTATCTTGATGAAGCAAAAGAAAAAGGTGTGGATTTGACAATATTTTACTAGTACTAAAGTATATTTATCTACATGTTAATGTCAGAAAGTCAGTTAAGATCAATTATTAGAGCGTCAATTTTAAAAGAGCAAACGAGTCCAGGCTCAAAAGCCAATCCTCAAAAATATCTCTCTTCAAAGAGAGACAAGCTTGAGACAATTACCTGGAAAGGAAAAAAATACAAAGCATTAGGTTTCCTTGAAAAAGGCAATCCGGTTGCTCTAATAAAAAAGTCAGACTTAAAACCTCAAGATACTTCTACATCAGGACCTTTTCAACTTTTAGGAAAAGACAAAATTACGATTATAAATTCTGACGACAAAAGAGTCTATAATTTAGCACAATATGAGGGAGGAAGTTCTGTACCTGTTTTTGTTCGAGACAATACAAAAGATGTTAAATTAGATATTGTTAAGGTAGACTATGGTGACCCAAGCAGCGCCGACTGGGCAATTGAAATTGGATCTTATATTGGTATGATTCCAGGCGTCGGGACTCCTGTAGATCTAGGGTCAGCTGTTCTTGCTGTAATCAAAGACCCACCAGACTATTTGCTCGGTGCACTTTCTGTTCTTTGTTCAGCACCAATTTTAGGGCTTGCTGCAGGTGCTGCAAAGATTGCAGGCAAAGGGGTGATTAAAACCGGAGCTCGAGCTGTAGGTAGAGAAATAGCAGACGAAGTTATAGAAGAAGCTGCAGAGGCTTTAGTAAAATATCTCAAATCAAAAGACGTTGAAATATCAGAGAAAGTTTTTGGTTCCTTAAGAAAACAGCTTGACGGCACACTTGAATATCTTGAAAAGCAAATGAAAAAATTTGCTCAAAATCATGACATTTTTGGATTGTGTGCGCTGACAGAGGAGAAAGGCCCGGGTGGTTGTGCTGACTCTGTTGCTGAGGGTACTAAGAGAATAAAAGAACTTAAAACAGTATCTGAAAGATTTTTTGATTCCGTCAAGGCTCGGTTTGAGCTTGAAATTAGAGGCAAGGTAGTTACACCGGCTGCTTATGTTAATGTTATAGAAGACAAAGCTAAGCGAGAAGCAGGTCGAGCTTCAAAGCAACTCTTTAGAAGTGCTGTAGATAGAGAATTTTTTGAGGAAAATGTAAAATTTGTACACAAAGTCGGTGCTTATACAAACCCTGGCGGCCCGCCTGCAAATAAAAAACTAACAATATTAGACTGGTTAGAAACTTCTAGCGGCAAAAATGACATATCAGCTTACGGATTCTATAAAGATACACCTGATGATAAAATATCTGAGATCATTCAAGCAGGCAGAGCAAATGACATAGTAGAGCTAGAAGGAAGATTGACCTATTATGGTCGAATGGATGTGCAGTCTGAGAAGACTGCAACTGCTACTCCTGAAGTAGCAAAATACTACAAGGACAGTGGTCTGCCAAAGAGGCCCGCAAGGACTGCACTAGAACCAGTTGCGCCAGTCAAGCCAGGATCTTCTCCTCCTAAAGGAACTTTTAAGTCGGGAGATAATTATTATCCTAAAGACACATCTGAAATGGTGATAGATAAAGCTTCTTTTGATGCAAGGGTCAAAAAGATAGGACCCGAAGGACACCCATCCGAGGCAATTCTTTCTAACTGGAAAGTAAAAAAATATACTATAGCACCGGGGGTTGCTAATGACGGAGTTCGAAGAAGCGACCTTTGGAAAATGCTCAGTTCTACAAATTTTGCAGATGAGATTAAAAAAGCTCGAGAAGCTACCGCGTTTTTTAATTCACCAAAGAAAAACGCTAGTTCCGCGCCTAACATCTACGAGCTCGTTGAAATGTTAGACAAAGTTAAGATTCTTTTTGCGGAGTACACGCCAGGGTACGGAAAAACTTTGACAGTTCAAGAGCTGCGAGCAATAAAAGAATTTCAAGAGTCAGGTGTTGAAGTTTTAATTGACTCAAGGTACATGGGAGGATCTGGGATAGAAAAAATAGACAAATATCTGCCTGATGATTTTAATTCAATTTTTGATTTTATTGACGAAGTACAACAAGTAACTTTTGCAACTGTAGAGGTTGGCGGTCGCAGCGCTGCGATTAATAGCCCAAATGTATCTAATGCGATGAATCTCAGTGGCCAACAATATAAATATATCAAAAAGCAGCTTGAGGAAGTGCATCAAATCATAAGTGAATACAAATCGCAGGTCCGTGCAGGGTACAACCCGGGAAGATAAATTCATAGAGTGTAAACTTAAGCCTCACATTTTATAATAAGTGTGAGGTTTCTTTTTTAGGAGTATAATGAACATTTTTGACATGAAAGCACCAACTCGCTTCGTCGGCCTTCATGGCCACACAGGGTTTTCTGTTTTCGATGGATTAGGTTATCCATCTGACCACATCGACTTCGTTCTTGAAAACGGAATGGACGCTTGGGGTTTGACAGATCATGGAAACGGAAGTGGTCTGGCACATGCTCACAAGCATGCCACCAAAATTCAAAAGAGTGGTCGCAAATATCGACAGATTTATGGCTGCGAATTTTACTTTGTTCCTTCACTTTCTGGATGGAAAGAAGAATACGAGCAAGCAAAGATCGATCGTGCCATGGCAAAGGAAAAAGCGCTCAAGGAAGACGATGATGCAGGTCACGTTATTGAAAACGAAGACGAGACCAAAACTGTTGACGTTGCAAAAGACGAATGGAAACGACGTTATCACCTGGTAATCACTGCGCAGAACCGTGAAGGTTTAGGCAATTTGTTTACTCTGATCAAACGTGCGTACACAGAGGGATTCTATCGATATCCCCGCATTGACTTCGATCTACTCAAGCAACACGGTAAGGGCCTTAACGTCTCAACTGCCTGTTTGGGCGGAATCTTCTCTAATCGAATCATGCGCGGAAATGCATTAGGTAAATCAGACTCTGAAATTCAAGCTGAGCTCATGTATCTATCTGATCGTTTTGTTGATGCCGTAGGTGAAGAAAACTTCTATCTTGAATTGCAGTTCAATCGTCTCAAGCAGCAGCATCTTGTCAATCATCATCTTCTTCGACATGCTAATGAAACAGGTATCAAGCTGATTTCAACTCCTGACTCTCATTATTACAATCCAGATAAATGGGAAGCACGAGAGCTATATAAAAAGCTAGGTTGGATGGGAAATGATCCTTCACCACTTCCAGAATTTGAAGATCTTAAGTGCGAGCTTTATCCTAAGAATGCGCAGCAAATGTGGGATGAATTTACAAGGCATTACGATGAATATAAAGAAACGTATGAAGGATATGAGCAAGTCGTTAAAGACTCTATTGAAAGAACTCATGATATTGCTTGGGAAAAGTGTACTGACTGTTGGATTGATACTAGTGTTAAGCTACCTGATTTTAACAACCCAGATCAGACTGCTTTCCAACAGTTGGCGCAAAAAGTTAAAAAAGCTTTGGTGAAGGAAGGTCTTCATACCAAAGAAGAATACGTTGAACGCGCCAAGATGGAATTGTCTGATATTAAGTTTCTCGGCTTTGAAAACTACTTCTTAGTCATGAATGAAGTTTTCCACAAAGCTGCAGATCATACACTCTTTGGTGCAGCAAGAGGTTCTGGTGGTGGCTCATTGGTTAACTATCTGCTTGGAATTACTCAGGTTGATCCTCTTAAGTACGATCTTCTTTGGGAGCGTTTCCTAGGGCGCCACCGCACTTCGTGGCCCGATATTGACTCTGACGCTGGTGATCGTGATGCACTTATCAATGCAGCTCGCGAGCTTTATGGGTTTGAGTCTGTCATTCCTGTGTCCAACTTCAACACCCTAAAACTCAAGTCACTCGTTAAGGATATTGCCAAGTTTTATCAAATTGACTTCGCTGAAGTTAATAAGATGACCGGTCCACTCCAGGACGAAGTCATGGCACAAGCGCGTGATGAAAATACTGAGAAGTCTGTGTTTGTTCTCAAGCACGAAGACTGTATGCAGTATTCTAAGGGTTATCGAACCTTTATGGAAAAATATCCAAAGGTGAAAGACCACATCGAAGCTCTCTTTATGCAGAACCGTTCTATTGGACGTCATGCTGGCGGTGTTATTATCGGCCCATCAGAAGAATTGGCAAAGTCCATGCCTATTATTGGCGTTCGAGGTGAACTCCAGACTCCTTGGACAGAGGGTATGAACTTCCGAAACTTGGAAGATAATGGTTTTATCAAGTTTGACTTCTTAGGTCTTACACTCCTCAAGGATGTTGAAAATTGCATTCGCCGTATTCTTACCAAAGAAACAGGAAAAGAGCCAACGTTTATTGAAATCCGTGATTGGTTTGATGAAAAGCTCAACTGTCGCTTTGTTGAGCAGGACGACCCAAAGGTTTGGGAGCATGTTTATCATCAGCGCCGAAAGGTAGGTGTCTTTCAGTTTACTGCTGAAGGTGCAAGGCGTTTCTGTGAGGATGCAAAGCCTACATCTATTATCGAGCTTGCTGCTTTGACTGCAATCTATCGTCCCGGACCTCTTCGTGCTAACGTTCATAAGAAGTATGTTAAGGACAAGGCCCGGGCCGACCAGATTGAATATGCTCATCCAATCATCAAAGAGATTCTTGGGCCTACGTTTGGTCACGTCACCTTCCAGGAGCAGTTCATGCTCTTGGCACAGAAATTAGGTGGGTTTACTCCTGCAGAATCTGACAAGCTTCGCAAAACACTTGTTAAGAAGTCACTTGATACGATGGGCAAGAAGGGCGGTGAACGCGAAGAAGCAAGAGTTAAGTTTATTACAGGAGCCAAAGAAATTAACGGCGTTCCTGAACATGTTTCACAAGAGCTGTGGGAAAGGATTGAATTCTTCTCAGTTTACGGCTTCAACAAATCCCATGCTGTTGCTTATGCTATTGGTTCTTACTATGCAGGTTGGCTGCACACATACTACGAAACAGACTGGCTTGCTACAATCCTTCAGTCAGAAAACGGTAACCCAAAGAACCTGGCAAAGGCAATCTCTGAAATCAAGGCGATGGGTTACGGCGTCAGCACTCCTGACGTCAATGAGTCAGGTCTTGAGTGGGTATGGTCTGAAAACAAGAAGTCGTTTATTCCGCCGCTTACATCAATCAAAGGCCTTGGTAAGAATGCTGTTAAAGAAATCCTTCAGAATCGCCCGTATACTTCTCTTAACCAGATGTTGTATGACGAAAATGGCAAGTGGTATCACTCTAAGCTTAACAAGACCGGTTTCGCTGCTCTTTGCATGACAGAGTCGCTTGATGCTCTTGAGGAAATGTGGAAAGGTGAAATCAAGAATCACAGGCAGCTTCATGATATTATTATCGAAAACTACACTACACTTAGGAAAAGTAAATTTGGTATGACACTTCGTCAAGCTGAAAAGAAAGGAGCTGAACCTATTCTCCCTCAGCTGATTGAACAGACGACAGATACAGAAGACTGGACACGTATTGAAAAGCTTCAAATGTACCAGGATATGTGTTCTGCAACACGTGATGACTTGGCATTCCCAGAAGAGCTAATGACAAAAATTCGAAGTGCTAATGTGAAGTCAGTTCTTCAAATGGACCCAGGAGAAAAAGGAATTGCTTGGTGCTGTGTTGTTGAAACAATTAAAAAGACTACAAAAAATAAAAAGGTCTTTTACCGTGTTAAGATAACAGATGAAGAAAGCAATTCTGGCTGGCTTCGTGTCTGGGGAGAAATTCCAAGTTCTATGGAACCTTATACAATCTGGTTGACAAATGCAAGTAACGATCCAAACTGGGGAGCATCAACAAGTGCAGCAAAAATTAGACCCCTTGTCAAATAAAAAGAAAAATAATAAAAAGAGTAAGCAAAAAAAAGAAGAGTATACTATTGAAAGGCTATATCCAGGCGACGTAATTTCTTACTATCCTTTTTATGGCCCTGATTTTGAAAATGATATAAAGTACGGAATAGTTGTCAGCGTAAGCTCGGGAAAGAAGAAATGGATACGAAGTTATGAAATTCTTACGGAGCATGTGCTTTGGAAGCCTTATCACTCAGACTTAGAAAAAAGCTATAGAATAACAAAGGTAAATTAAATGAGAATTGAAGAAGACTTAAAGTTAGATTTTAAAGATGTCTTAATTCGCCCTAAGAGATCAGAAGCAAAGAGTAGAAAAGACGTAAATCTTAGACGGAAGTACACATTTAGAAATGGTACAACATGGGAAGGTATACCGATTATTGCTGCCAATATGGACGGAGTCGGAACTTTTGGTATGTCAAAAGCTTTAATGAATCACGATCTTATGACATGCTTAGTAAAGTCTTATACCAAAGAAGACTATCTTGAAGATCAATGGACATGGTCTAAGCAGCATTCTATTATTTCAACAGGTATTAGCGAACGTGATTTAGAGAATGTTTCTGAAATTATTAATATGGGATCTGGTCTTGATTTTGTTTGCATTGATGTTGCAAATGGCTACACAGAACACTTTGTTAATTTTATTAGAAAATTTAAAGAAAGACACCCGTCAAATACACTTATTGCAGGTAACGTTGTAACTGCTGACATGACTCAAGAGCTTATTCTTGCAGGTGCTGATATCGTTAAAGTCGGAATCGGTCCTGGATCTGTTTGCACTACGCGAATCAAGACAGGCGTGGGATACCCACAGCTTTCTGCAATCATGGAGTGTGCAGATGCTGCTCACGGCTTGGGTGGACATATTATTGCAGACGGAGGATGTACTTGTCCTGGAGATGTTGCAAAGGCTTTTGCAGCAGGCGCAGATTTTGTTATGATGGGTGGGATGTTTGCTGGTCATACGGAAGGCGGAGGTGAAGTTGTCACAAAAAGATTTAAGACGAATGAATATGAAGTCTATTTTAACGGTGAAACAGGTAATCCTATTTTTGAAGAGAAAAAATATGTGACCTTTTATGGAATGTCTTCAGACACTGCAATGAATAAACATTCAGGTGGCGTGGCACCATACAGAGCGTCAGAAGGAAGAACAGTTGAAGTTCCTTTCAAAGGAAGCGTTGATGACACTGTAAAAGATTTATTGGGTGGTCTAAGATCTACATGCACATATGTGGGCGCATCCTCACTTAAACAATTGAGTAAATGTACTACATTTGTTAGAGTAACACAACAGTTCAACGGAGTATTTGTAAAATGAGAAGGACGCCAATAAATCAAATTACACTAGAAGGGCCGGATTTAAGCGGAAAAACTACGCTTTATCAAAAGTTACATGAGAAGTCTGGCTATTTTTGGAATATTCAAGATCGATCTTCTCTTTCTATGATTGTATATGCTCGCCTCTACGGAAGAAGCGACTATTTTCATGTAGAATCTCTTAAAAGAGAAATTTCAAATCTTAATAATGTTATGATACTTCTACTTCCTGACTGGAGTGTTATTGCAGAAAGATTTCAAAAGAGAGGCGATGAAATTCAAAATCTAGTATCACTCAAAAAAGTTTATGATCTTTTTTCAGAAGCAGCCGATGAGTTTGAAAATTATCCAAATGTAATTCTAATAAAGACAGAAGTTGATGACAACATGGTGAGTTACATTGTTCATCAACTTCGATCTCATTTTGAAAGAAAGCTCTACCATGAATATGCTGAGTTTTTTAAAATAGCAGCAGCCTCATCTGATAATCTAGAAAAAGTTGGATTAAATCTTGTTCATTATGATGATGGCATGTTTGATGACATATCAGAAGAAATGCTTCGTTATGAAAAGGAAAAAGTATACTATGATAAAATCAGAAGAAAACTTTTAAATAAGATTGACAATGAATTGGCAGGTGCCAATGAATACGGAAGAGAAGAAACACACGAGTCACGTAGATTTATATACACAGATGACTCCTGTTTGTCTCTGTGCCACTTTATGCTAAGAAATGAGTTTCTATATGGAGAGTTCTATCTAAGGTCTTCAGAGACAAAAGAGACATTGCAGTATGATATGAATTTTATTAAGTCTCTAACAAGAGATGTGTTTTCAAAACTGTCAGAATTTAGTAACATTAAGATGTGCAAGATTAGTCTGAAAATTGGATCTGGTCATATAATAAATTGATGTTATAATTTTCTTTAACTTGAAGTAAAATTATCTAGTTAAAGAAAGGAGAAATTAATGCGTAGAGCACTAGTAACGGGCGGATGTGGTTTTATAGGGTCTAATCTAACAAAAAAATTAATTGAAGAAGGCTGGCAAGTTGATGTTGTCGACGACATGTCGGCAGGTTCTTTGGACGCACTTGAAGGGTTAAAGCTAAGAGTACTACCAAACGGATCTTTCTTGAGGCCTTTTTACGACTCACTTAATAGAATAGAAGGGCAGCCAATGACAACGCCCACAGTTCATGCAGAAAGAAGTCAAAAAACTGTTTTGGTAATTCCCGATGATTTTGCATCTGATCATGTTGTATCTCATATTAGAAATAAATTTTACGATGTAGTTTTTCATCAAGCTGCAATTCCGAGAGTTTCCTATTCTATAGAAAATCCTGGTGAGACAACTTACACAAACATATTTTCAACAGTTAGATTATTTGAAGCATGCGCTGGAAATGTTAGTCGTGTGGTTTGGGCTTCATCTTCATCAGTTTATGGCGGCGCTGAATTAATGCCTACATCTGAGTCAGAAAGAGGAAATAAGTTACCACTTTCTCCTTATGCTTGGCAAAAATATACGATAGAAGATTATGCAAAAATTGCTGCTGAATTATATGATCAAGATATTGTATGTTTACGATATTTCAATGTTTTTGGACCGGGTCAGCTTGGAAATTCTCCATACTCAACGGCAGTAGCTGCCTGGTGTCATGCGACAAAGCATGGATTGCCACTCAGGTCAGATGGTGATGGAGAACAGACAAGAGACATGTGTTATATTGACAACGTAGTTGATGCAAATATTTTAGCTGCAAATTCTAAAATAGAGTTTCGAGGAAGATGCTATAATATTGCATGTGGGTCAAGTGTATCCAATAATGAAATTCTAAACTATTTTAGAGCTAATTTTGATGTTCATGTGCGCAAGGCTCCTGAGCGCCCTGGTGATGTTAAGCATACTCTTGCAGATATATCAAGAGCAGAAGAAGAATTAGGTTATAAGCCTCTTGTTACTTTTTGGGAAGGCCTAGAACAGACTATTAACTGGTGGGAGCTATAATATGGTTCCTAATCTAAAACTATACATCGGCCCTATGTTTAGTGGAAAATCTACTAAGCTTCTAGAGCAGGTAGAGAGATACAAATACGCCAAAAAAGAAGTTATTTGTTTTAAGCCTGCAATGGATAATAGATACACAAAAGAAGGTTTTATTGTGACACATAGTGGTTTACATGTACCTTGCGTACTTGTAAATAAAGGGCAAGACATAATAGAATACTTAAGCAATAAAGAATTACCTCACGCTATCGCCGTAGATGAAGCATTTATGATTGATGATATCGCAAATACATGTCTTAATTTTCTTTACGACAAAAGAATCGACGTTTTGATATCTACTCTTGATTTATCTTCTTCGCTTTCTACATTTGAAGAAGTATCTACACTTCTTTGTCATGCAACACATGTAAAAAAATGCAAAGCAGTTTGTACTGTCTGCGGAGAAGATGCTTCTTATACAATGAGAAAAGAAGAATTTAACGATACTGGGTTGATTCATGTTGGAGGAGATGATATATATGAGGCAAGGTGCCTCAAGCATCACTCAGGAATTTCATTTTAGGAGATAAAATTGTTTGAACCAACAAGTGTAAATTGCGTTATTTTTCACGCAGATTGTACAGACGGGTTCGGTGCAGCATATTCTGCTTGGAAATGTTTAGGAAACAGAGCAGAATATTATCCATGCAAGCATGGGCAAGAACCACCTGATGTAACAGGAAAAAATGTTGTTATCTTAGATTTCTCTTTTAAGAACGACATTACTAAAAATATGATCGAAAAAGCTAACTCACTTTTAGTAATTGATCATCATAAATCAGCCATGGTAGAACTTCATGATATATCAAATACACATTTTGATATGACAAAAAGTGGTGCCATGCTTTCGTGGGAATTTTTTCATCCTGGGAAAGAGCCACCAAAATTTATCAAATATATTCAAGATAGAGACTTGTGGAAGTGGGAGCTAGAATATTCAAAAGAATTTAGCGCTGCTTTTGACATGATCCCCTTTGAGTTTGAAGAGTTTGAAAAGTTTGAAGATGACTCAGTTTTTGATGATGCTGTAAAGCGCGGAAGTTATATTCTTGCTTACTCAAAAACTGTAGTTAAAAAAGTCTGTGAAAAAGCAGCAAGTAGAAAGCTTGATGGAAAAGACGTCTTAGTTGTTAATGCATCACACTGGATGTCTGAAATTGGTGCCAGACTAGCTCCTGATTGTGACTTTGCGATGATCTGGTATTACGATCATAATGACAACATCAACAAAGTCAGCCTAAGAGCTTTCCACGAAGCAGTTGATGTTTCCGAAATTTCTAAAAAATACGGTGGAGGAGGACATAAGAAAGCTGCAGGATTTGTCCTTCCTGGGGATTTTGTAATTGATACTCTTTTTGACAAGGAAGAGAAAGATGTCGAGACCTGAATGGGATGAGATTTGGTCAAACTTTGCAAAACAAATTTCTAGAAGAAGCGTAGATACAAAATATAAAGTAGGTGCGATTGTCGTCAATGATGAAAATACACAAGTACTTTCAGTAGGTTACAATGGTGACCAAAAAGGTGGTCCTAATAGAAGAAAGTCTATGACGACAGGGCAAAGTGGTTTTATACATGCAGAAGAAAATGCTCTTATTAAGTTAGATTATAACAATCCCAAAAGAAAGAAGATGTATGTGACTCACTCTCCCTGCGTAGGATGCGCAATGAAAATTGTTAATGCAAATATAGATGAAGTAATTTATTTAGAAAGATACGAACAGTCGAACGGTATAGATATACTTATAGATGCAGGAATTGTAGTAAGACATCTAAATTTTTAGGAGCATGCCTTGAAACACAAAGTTGTTGAATCTCTATTGGCCATGGGAGGAAAAAAGAATAAAGAAAATTCTATTGATCTCTTGTCAACAGGTCTCATCATAAAGTGTAAAAATACAGGTCACAAGTACACAATAAGCAGAGTTGATTTTGAAGATGGAAAGCCTTGTGTAATTTGCTATCGACACTATGGTCCAAAAGATTCTGATGTTGTTTATGTTAAATTACAAGAAAAAGATTTTAAAAATTACGAGGCAGCATAATGAGAATTGATGATTTTTTAACAGAAGCGGCAAAACAAGTCATAAAAGACACGCTTGATGTAAAAGACAAGACACTAAACGAGTCTTTTATGTCTCAGCCAAAACAATTTAATATTAAGACAGACTTTTTGTCACCTGGTAACGTTCAAAACCATATTGAGCTTTATCAAGGTTATATTGAAAATTTTAATAAAACAAGCATGCAGCTAGATTCAGCTGACAGGTCTGAAGTAAATTCTAACAATTCTCAGTTTAGATCTTTTAAAATTGATGAAACATATAACATGAACGGCGCATATTTGCATGAGCTTTATTTTGCAAATATTGGAGATGCACAATCAAGAATTACTGCAGATTCTCTTGCTTATATGAGGCTCAATAGAGATTTTGGGTCATTTGACGATTGGCAAAGAGACTTTATTGCGTGTGGAATGGCATCAAGATGTGGATGGGTTGTGACATATCTCAATATGTTTACACAGTCTTATATGAACTGCGCCATAGACTTACATTCAGAACACGTTCCAGTAGGCATGTACCCTATTATCGTAATGGATGTTTGGCAACATGCTTACTACAGAGACTATTTAAAAGATGTTAATTCTTACATGTCAGCAATGATGAAGCAGCTTCGTTGGTCTGTTATTGAAAAAAGATTTGAAAAAGCTGACAAAATATTAAACATAGTAAGGGGATCATAATGAGAAAACAAAAAAGATCTTTGTGGGAAGCTCTTTTATTTGAGCAGGAAGAAGCACCAAAAGAGTCGGGAGTTGATACTCCTGATAGCCCTTTAAACCTTAGAGAGCCTAAGGTAAAAGCTCGCCCTGCTGCTGATTCTATTGACGATCAGGTAGATGCATTAATTCTTCGCTATGAGTCAGCTTCTATAAGAAAAGAAGCTTCTTTAAATGAGTCATTAAAAAATCTTAATATGCGATTTTTGTTTGAGCAAGAAGAAGAAGAACCTCCTGCTGAAGAGCCACCTCCCGAAGAACCTCCTGCTGAAGAGCCTCCTGCTGATGATTTAGCAGGTGGCGGCGAAGAAGAAAGTGATGATGAAGAAGAACAAGATCCAGCAAAAAGTGCTGACATGACTGTTTCTGAACCAGCAGGAGATCAAAAAACTCCAGACTTAGATATTGATAAGTTTTCTACAAGAGTTGTTAGATTAGTAAATAACTACAATAATCTTTTAAACATAGAAGAATCTATTATCAATAGAGCTAAAAACTTTTTAGATGAAAACTACGGTGAAGTTTTTGTTAGCGAATTTTTAAATAACCTTAGTGCAAAACATGGATTAGAGACACAAGAGTTTACAAACATACCAGATGTTTCTGATGATAATTTTGCTGTTGGAGCCTTTGCTGGTGGAACCGGGGGTCTCGGCGGCGGTGGTGGAGCATAAAACTTGTCTTTGAGATCTGAAAAATTTAATAAAAAGTCTGTGCATTTTAATATTTCAAAAGATGCACATGCAGCATTTAGAATTGCTTGCTTCCAAAGGCAGTTGTCAATGCAAGAAGTTTTTGAAGAGTTTGTACAGTATATACTTGCAGAAGATCCAAAAATTATAAGAATGCTAGATCAATTATCAGATGATAAGAAAAACAAGGTAGAAAAGAAATTTTCTAAACAAGATGTTGAGTCAATTTTTGACTTAATTGAAAATAACAATAGAATTAAAAACTAACAATTTAGGAGAGCAAAATGGGAACAACTAGAGAGAAAATTGACGAAGTCGTTGAAGACGTAGTTGATGCTGTCAAAGACAAAGTTGAAGAAGGACTAAAAGAAAAAGTTAAGAAAGAACTTTATCTTAACAGCAAAGCAAAAGGAGTTTTAGATGCTCTTCAAGAAAGATTAGTATCAAGAAAGCTTCTTGTCTTTTTAACTGCAACAGGTCTTTTGATCGGAGCAGGTTTAGATCCAGACACCTGGGGTATGATTGCAATGTTCTATATTGGAGGCCAATCTGCAATTGATGCAGTCCAGGTATGGAAACACGGCAAACAATGACTTATTTAAAGAAAGCAAAAAAAATTCTCTTAGAATACTGGGAAATACTTGTTGCAATTGTTATGCTTTTAATAGGTGTAATAATTGGAACTTCTGGAAATAGAGAAAAAGTTTCTCAAGAAGATGCAAATGCTCGCAAAAAAGCATCAAGTAAAATTCAAAAAGGCACAGATCGTGCAATTAAAAACTATCATGATACTAGAGAAAAAATTGATACTGAAAAGAAAGAGCAAGAGAGCAAAGCAGATCAAAAAAAAGAAGAAAGAAAAGAAGAATTGTTAAATGATTCTTCAAGTCTAGATAAAGTATTAAAGGAAAAATACGGTCTCAAAGGAGAATAGCGTTGAAAATCTTTATCTTTTTAATAGCAACTTCAGCATATGGGTCTAATCCTGACTATACTAGGGTTACAGAAGGAGATACCGCGCCAATGAGCGGTATTCTTCTTTCTGAAGAAGCACTAGCTGAAATTATTTCTCAAAATGAAAGAGAGCTTGAACAATGCAAAATTGATGCGGAAGCTTCTTTTGAAGAATACAAAGCACAACAAGTACTTCAATATGAACTACTTGACATAAGATATAGATCAGAAGTTGAAATGTATCAAACCATGATAGCAGCAAGAGATAGACAAATTAAAAAAGACAAAAAGAGAGACGTATGGCAACGTTGGGCTTCTTACGGAGCTTTTGTTTTAGGCGTAGGTACCACAGTGGGAATAACGTATGCAGTTAATCAAAACTTTAACTAAACATTCGTTTTTACCATAATACTTACTAAAGAATTCGGAGATTTAAAATGCAAGTTAAAGTTAAAAAAGATGTTCTATTTAATCTGCTTAAAAAAGCTTTAAATGAAAATAGAACTTTTGATAATCCTAGTGGTAATTTTATTCATTCATTTGATAGACAAGAAACCCCAATTGTTCCATCACATATGGCATCTAGGCAGCTTTCAGTAGAAGAGCCGCCCGTTGGTGACGAAAACTATGTGCCCGGTTCAATTAGCGAGCTTCGTTCAGCAGCCTCAAGAATTGCAGAAGAAGTACCTCCTGATCAAATTGAAGAATACTATCGTGCGCTTCATAAGCTTCTTGATGCAGCACTTGACAAAAGCAACGAAGGCATGCTTGCTGAGTCTGGTCGAATGTTTTCAATAAATGATATGTTTGGAAGAGGTGATGACGATCGTTATAGTGATACCACATATGACGAATACGAAGATGAAGAGTTTGGTTCATCTGTGTCGGCCGGCGGTTCTTTAGAAGACGTAATGGCTGATCCTGCTTTTGTTAAATTAAAGAAAAAATACAAAAAGAATAAATTTTATGATGGGATGGAAGAAATACAATTTCTTTCAGACAAGCACAGCGTAAGTTATACAGAAATTGAAGATGCACTTATGTCAAATCAATTTGATACTGAAAAAGCTTCTTCTGATATTGTAACAACTCCTACACCTGCAAGAACCCGTACAAAACCTGAAAAGTCAACTGATGTTACAAGAGCATCAGGTATTGACTTAGAAGATGATGAAGATCTCCCTGATATCAGCGATGAAGATTATGATAGACTTTTAGGTGGTATTGGTGAACTTGAAAGAGAACCATTTCAAGACAATAAGCAACACAAAGCTTTAAAAAATTCTTACTGGGAAAATGCTTTAACATCCCTTGCAGAAAAGAAAGTTCATCCTCTTGAAGCAGTTGCTCAAGCTGTTGTAGATTCTATGGACGCAATTTCTCGTGTAATTGCTACAGAAGTTTCTGTAAAGTATGGATTTGGAGGCGGCGACCCGGGTGCAGAGTTCGCAGGATCACCCGAAGAAAGAGCATGGAAAGGAATCTTAAGTAATGGTGTCAATACAAATCACGAAGTCATATATAAACTTCCTGCTGACAAGAAAACTCCAGAATTTTGGAAGAAAAGAGTTCTTGCATTTATGAATAAACTTCAGAGTGGAAGTGCAGGATCATTATCTGACTATTCTCGTGCTTTTACTAGATTGGCATCTTCTGCATTTGACATGTACGAAGAAGACTCCGGACTTTCTATTATGAAGTTTATGGACCAAATAGCTAATCGTGTTACCGAGTCAATTCTTTTTGATCCTAATTACGGTGGTCAAACAAGAAATATTGCTTCTTCAGAAACGCAATTACTTTCCAAGCTCATTGATACTGGATTTTCCGCACAAATTAAAAAAGCACCTTTTAATATTCCAACAAAGGCAACATTTAAGGCACGCGATCTAGATCCTAATGAGCAGATTGAACACGCTGGCGAACAAAAAACAATGAAAGACGCAATTGTTGATGCTGTGGTTGCTTATACAATTGTCAAATCAGACGAATTTAAAAGAGAAAGAAGAGAATTAGGCGCTGACTTATCAAATGAGTCTCGCGACCAAGCTATACAGCAAATTATTTCAAATATTTCTGAAAGTGAAACATTTACATTCACGTCAGGTACAGGAAAAAGAAAACAGTCATTTGTTATCAACAAGAGTGACATTGTTGCAGAAGTAAATGCCTATGTTGATCAAAAGTTTGCTGAATCACAAGACAAAGAAGAAGTAGAGTATTTATCTGATGAAGAAATTTCAGAAATTGAAGCAAAGCTTGAAGATCCAAATGTTTCTACAGCTGAGAAAAAAGAAGCGATTACAGATGAAATAGGATCTCAGATTATGCGCAATGTTGGATCTATATCGAATTACAAAAATTATGTCTATAGAGTATTAAGTAAAAAATTTGACATGGCTCAAAAAGGTCTAGAAGATTTAGACGATCCAGACAAGATGGGCGAAGCTAATTATATTACAATTTTTAATGATACTCTTGCTGAAATTATTCCTTCAACTGAAGAGGCTTTGATCGCAATTGCCAAAGATGGAGCATCTCAAGGTCTTGATCAGGAAGATCTAAAACCCTTTATTGAAGCAATAACTCAGATAAGAGCTATTAAAGAGTTTGTATATAGTCCAGCAACTCGCGGTGGAGAAAACACTATTGAAAAGCTAAAAGGAAATGTATTTAATATTGAAGGTGATCAATACGATGCATTAGAATTCTTTTCAGATAGTAGAAACGTAGGGCCTGCAATTCTAAGATCAATTGTAGGAGATCTTATTGGGTCTAGTCTGAAAGGCCCGGGCATGCAGCAAATAGAAACTATCAATTTTGCTTTTGAAAAGAAAGTTAAGCGTCAAGCAGAAAATATTGAAGAGGCACTCAAAGCTGAAATATTAAATCTTTTTTCTGGAATTAATCTTAAAGAAGCACAAGATGCAGCGTATGTAACAGCTCAGGAGATAGGCGTTAAAGAGACTAAAGCTAAGTTCTTAGAGCCCAATATGAAAGATTTGCAGATAAAAATGGTTTATCCTTTTGTCGGAAGAGTAAAGAGAATGCCAGACTTTTCTAAGATGAATCCTGCAGCTAGAAACTTTGTCTGTTGGTTTACAGCAATTGCAGACAAAAGATCAGGTGGCGCTGCAACAATGGATGAAAGAACAGCAGTTGCAAAAGAGCTTTTTGAAAACCTTATGGCAATGGGCAAAGGTGAAATTGATACAGCTTCAAATGAAGTAGAAAAAGCAGCAGAAAAAATTGATCAAGTAATCAATAAATCACTTTCAGAAGTTGAAGCATTAGAAGACTTTACCCAAAAAGAAGTTGCTCGTATTAGAAAGAATTCTGACCTTATGAAGCGTGTTGTTAAGCAAGCAATGAAAATGCATTTAGATGATATTCAATATTTTGAAGGAGCAGAAGCAGAAGCATGAGGAGTCTTTACGAAGTCATAAATTTAAAAGCCAAAACTGTCAAAGAAGATTATGACTTTTCTTCTGACATGAATCGTCTTTTTTCTGCTGATTTTCAAGGAATTAGAGACATACCTGAGCTGCCTATTGAAGCAGCAACAACAGAATGGGAAGAAGTTTCTGATTTTTATAAGACATCACTCGTTAGAACATTTTCTTTTGATCGTGATAAACATCTTCGCTTTTTTGTTAATGAAATTTTGAAAACAGCAGAAGAGACAATGCATCATCCAAGGTTGAATATTGAAAAGCTAAAGGTGGAAGTAAGTCTTTATACTTACGATATTAATGAAGTTTCTGAGCAAGACTTAAAAATGGCAAAATTTATTGATGAAATTTTTGAAGATATAAAGTTTATTCAGGAGCTTTAATGTCTTTTTTCGTCAGCGATGCTCTTAAAGGAAGAGTAACTGAAAACGATTTACTAGAAGACGAAAGTACTTACATTAATGAAAAAAATAGTTCTGTTTTGACTGTAGAAATTCAAACTCAAGACGGAGCTCTTCATGAATTTGAATTTATAAGTCTAGTAACCGATAACTTATAAATTTATCCATCAAATTATTGGGTCTGAAGTTGAAATTAACTTAAAAAATAATTTGAGTAGTATTTTTCAGTCTAAAGTAAGCATTGATAACTTTGAGTTGATCAAACAAAACGAAAGAAGTTGCTATTTGTTAAAGATAGTTATTGATGCATAGTTTATTTAAGGAATCAAAAAATGATTAGAGCAAAGAATGAAAAAGATCTTTTAAGTATTCTTCGTGTAATTTCTAGCGAAGCAGTAGATCTTTCAAAAAAAAGAATAAATGAAAATGCTGACCCAACATTGTCAAAATTCATGAAGCAAAGAACAAAAGATGAAAGCGTCTATGGCGAGTTAGTTGCTGAACAAGAAGATGCAGAGCTTGAAGAACCTCCCGAAGAAGAGACAGTCGAAGAAGAACCTCCTGAAGAACCTCCTGAAAAAGCTCCTGAAGAAGATTCTTCATCAGAAACAGGTGAAATAGGCGCATCTTTCGACTCAGTTGTCAAAGCTGTTAACAATCTAAGAGCTGGAAAATCGCTAAGAGATTCTTCAATTAAGCAACAGGCACAAGTTTATTATGACAAGCTTACAGAAGATGAAAGAACAACAATGCTTGTTTTTCTTAATGCATTATCTGAAATTATTGCAGGTCAAGTTGACGGAAAAGATGCTCAAGATCCGAGTGATCCTCCCTCTTCAATTAACATATCTTCAGACAAAGAATCACCCACAGAAGAAACCTCTAGTGAAGAACCTACTTCTGATGTCGCGGCTGACGAAGAACCTTCTAGCGAAGAACCACCCGAAGAAAGTGAGGAAGAAGACACAACACCGCCTATCAAAGTAAATGAATCTCAAGATTTAAGCGCAATTAGAAGAAAAATTAGAAGAATGATGCTTCGAGGCTAAAATGACAGTACTAACTGAAAAAACAATTAGAAAAATTATTTCTTCAAAAATTAAAAAAAAAGATTCACTTTGTGAAATCGGTTTTGATGTATACAATCAAGGACGTGGAAGATTTGATGCTGCAACCTGCGACCTTTCTAATTTAAAAAATTCAAAAAAATTTCCACTTTGGTTTGCAAAAAATTTTCTGTATAACCCTGAAATTACATCTTTGGAGAATGGAGTTCCTAAAAAAACAGTTATTGGTTTTTTAAATTATGATTTAACTCCTGAAGAAGAAGAAGAATATGAAAAAAAGGTCAGACAAGAACTAGAAAGAAATCCTAATGTTACTAATGGATGGATAAGTTCGCTCGAGTTTTTATTAACTGTATCTATCGGACCGTTTTCTAAATTAGCCTGCAGAATTGTAAATAGAATGTTTGATGATCAAGGCACAAAAACTTCCAGAGAAAATAATGCAGATGTTGAAGAAAGAAAAATATTTTTTAAAAATGCTGTTGATGCTGCCGCTGATAAGTTTGTAGTTCAGAATAGTATCGTTCTTGATGCATCGCTTACTAAAGAAACTGCTTTTTTCTTTTACAAAACAAATAAAATGTTAAGCTTAGGAAAAAACGAAGAAGCAAGAGAAGAATTTGCAAAAGAAGATGAAAGAATTAAAAAAATAATTGACAGTGTCAATACTTTGCCTTCTAAACTTTATAAAGAAATAGAAGATCATTTCTATGGAATTAATAGAAAGAGAATAATTCTTAGCTCTATTAAAAGCTTTTGTTTAGATGATATAAACAAAGAATCATATGTGTCAGGCGATGCAATAAGATCTTACCTTAATGACATAAGAGAAAATGCCAGAAATTATTTTAGAGGAATACTTTAACATTTTTTTTGATTAAAGTATGATATTTTCATCAGGAGAAATGTTATGAATAATTGGTATCCAGAAATTATGTATGAAGAAAGCGAAGATGGAGTTAGCTCCAAAATTCCTTTCGTTTTAGTTCCAGAAGATCAAAAAATGCCTGAGCTTCTTTTTGTTTTTGAAAGCAGAGAATCAGGAGAGTTTGAGCCGGGTTTAGACGGAGAACCCGTTCCTATTTTAGAAATGGACTTGCATCAATATGCTGATATGAAAATTCTAAAAGAAGGACTTCCGCTCTCTGTCTTCGATCAAGTTCGTGCTTGTTTAGGATTGCAACCTCTAAATGAAGCAGTTGCAGCCGGACAAAAAATTACTGGTAACGTTAGAAAAAATATTGAAGAAAAAACAAACACATCGGCATAATTAAATTATAGCTCTTTGTGGAGAATTATTATGAAAATCAATTTAGACAGACTTTGTAAATTAGCAGGTGTTGATGCATCTAGCGGCAATCTTTTAAGTGAGGCTTCAAATAGAAGCTATCATGACGACAGCTCAATAAGCGGCGAAGCAGACTTTAGATTTGGATCCGGTCAGCTTTCAGAAGGTGATGCTCCTGAAAAAGATGTCGAAGAGGGTGAAGAAGATTTAGAAGAAATGATCGAAGTTGACGAAGCTATGCTCGTTCAAGAAATTCGTAGAGCAAAGAAAATGATGGCAGAATCTCGCCAGAGAAAAGAAAATCTACAAGAAACTCAACTTCGCAAAATGATTTCTCAAGAAGTTGATGCAGTTTTTAAAGATCTTAACCTTACAAGCGGTTGGGTTTACGGCAAAAAGAAGCCTACTAATCGTCACAAAGGATCTGTGAACACTGCTTTTCCAGGTGTCGGGTTTAAAAAACGCAGATGAAATTACATGAATCCACAGTTAAAGAGCTAATAAGAATTTTTCAAGTTCACGGAGGCCATAGAGAAGAATGGCGTCTTGCTCATGAGCTTTCAAAAATTGACTTAAGTCTTTACACACAGCAATCAACTGGTTCTGACATTCTCGTATTGACAGAAAGATTAAAAAAAGCTTTACAATAAAATTTGAAAACTTGCCCTACTTTGTGTTATAATCTCTAGTGAGGTTACAATATGAAATACAAAGTAGGACAAGTTTTTTATTTGGTAGGCGTCGAAACAGCCAAAGTAATACCTTTTAGAATCGTAGAAGAAGTTACAAGAACAACGCTTAATGGTCAAGAAAAGACTTATATTGCTGAACTTCCTGATAAAAAGAAAACTCAAGTACCTGTTACAAAGCTAAAAGGGCAGGTTTTTGAAGATGTAAATACATTAAGAAGTCATATGTTAGAAAATGCTCGTCAAGCAATTGATAGCATGATTGATATTGCAGAAAAACTATCTGCAACAATGTATGACGTTCCTGTTGAAAATCATGAAGATGACAATGATTTAATAATTGGACATAAAATTTTAAGTACGCCTGAAGATGAAGAAGTTAGTGTGCAAAATGATGCAAAAGATGATATAGTAAAAGTAGATATTGGTAATGGTGTCATTGCTAATATGAATATTAAAGATCTAGAAAAGGTATCACAAATATGAAAGTTCTTTTACTTGACGCATATAACTTGATTTATCGAGCAAAGTCTGGCTTTACAAAAGGAGAATTTCCTATTGTTTTTAATTTCTTTAGAGGAATTAGACCGCTTGTAGAAAAATTTAGCCCAGATAAAGTTTATTTTGTCCTGGAAGGAAATCCTAAATTCAGAAACCAGCTTTCTTCTGGAGACTATAAGGGAAATAGACCCAAGCAAAGCCGATCTTTTCACGAACAGAAAGCAACAATTATCAGTATGATTAAAAACTGTTTTCCTTTTGAAACAGTTCGACACCCAGACTTAGAATGCGACGATACAATTGCGACGTATGCTTCTCTTCATGCAAGAAAAGGTGATGATGTAACAATTGTATCGTCAGATACAGATTTTATTCAGCTTCTAAATGTTTTTGAAGACAATTTTAGGATTTATAATCCTGTTAAAAAATCTTTTGTTGTCAAGCCTGATTATGATTATGTAACTTGGAAAGCTTTACGAGGAGACAAAACTGACAATATTTTAGGTATCCCTGGGATTGGAGATAAAACTGCAGAAAAAATTGTTAGTAGTCCTGCTTTGCTTAAAGAAACTTTAGAAAACGATGAAAAGAGAAAAATCTTTGAAAGAAATGTAAATCTAATTAGATTGGTTGATTTTTCTAATAGCTTAGATCAGGCTGAATCTCATGTAGGCACGTCAAACTTTGAGCAAGCACGAGAAGCATTTGAACAAATGGAGTTTACTTCCATGCTCAAAGAAAGTACTTGGAAAAAATATTGTGACACTTTTAAAAATCTATAGGAGAAAAAATGTATATTGATAATGCGCTGCAGGAAACTCTTCGTGCAAGAGGAGTTATTAGTGAGAATGAAGTTGTTTCAAAAGAAGGTGATCTATACGTCGCTGTTAACGTAATTGACAATAGTCGTAGAATAGTACAGTTAGATAAAACACTTCTTGAAGGAAGAAGTGATAAACAACTTCTAAAAGGTTGATATATGCGAGAACAAGAATTAAAAAGAAAAATAATTAGTGGAGAAGAGCTAACATCAGCTCTTCGAAGAGGTGTTGATAAACTAGCTGACACAGTCAAAACAACGATGGGACCAAAAGGAAAATTGGTTTTAATTCAGCGCAACAACTTGCACCCAATAGTAACCAAAGACGGAGTGACTGTTGCTAATGCTATTAACTTATCAGACGAAGTAGAAAATCTCGGTGCAAGAGTAATTAAAGAATCCGCGGCCAGAACTGCTGATACAGCAGGTGACGGAACGACAACAGCAACAGTTTTAGCGCAGACGATTTTTAGCAAAGGTCTGCAAATGAAATCTGCAGGTTTTGAAACTGAAGAAATCAAAGAAGGAATTAGTCTAGGCGTAAAGATAGTTTTAGAAGAGTTAGCTTCACAAAAAAGAGATGTTGAAGACGATTTAGATCTAAAGAAAGTTGCTTTAATTTCAGCAAACGGTGAAGAAGAAGTGGCTGATCTTATCGTAAATGCAATCAAAGCGTCTGGCGTTGACGGAGAAGTTATTGTTGAAGAAGCTAAAGGATTTAAATCTTCATTGACAGTTGTTGACGGATATCAGCTTGAAAGAGGATATCTTTCTCCTTACTTTATAACAGACAAAGATAAGTCTATTTGTGACTTCAAAGATCCTTTAATTTTAATGGTTGATGATAGTTTTACATCAATCCATGGGTTAATGAATCCGCTTGAAAAAGCTTTGGATATGAATCGTCCAATTATTGTTATTGCAAATGAAATTGATGACGAAGCTCTTCAAGGATTAGTTCTTAACAAAGTCAAGGGATCGCTACGTGTAGCAGCGATTAAGTCTCCAGGTTTTGGAGCAACAAGGCACGAACTTCTAAACGACCTTCAGTCGATTATCGGAGGGCAAGTTTTAGATGCCTCTTTTAATATGGAAGACTTTAGTGAAGAAATGTTTGGAACGTCCAAGCGTGCAATTATTCAAAGAGCTTCTACACTATTTATGACTGACGACAATAAAAATGAAAGATGTCTTTCAAGAATCTCTGCAGTAAAAGAAATGTTAGAGGATCCAAGTCTATCAAATGACGAAAGAGAACTTTGCACATATCGTCTTCGTCAGCTTAGCGGTGCAATTTCGATTTTGAGAGTAGGTGCTGCTACCGAGGCTGAGCTTATTGAAAGATATGATAGAGTAGATGATGCGCTCCACGCAACAAAAGCAGCAATTGCAGAAGGAATACTTCCCGGAGGCGGCGTTGCATTAGCTAGATCGCATGTAAAAGTTCGCGAAGAAGAGACAAGAAGTGATCTCACACCGTCTACTAAAGCAGGTCTTTCAATTGTTTCACAAGCTTGTCAGGAGCCTTTTAGACAAATAGTCTTGAATGGTGGAAAAAACCCAGATGCGTATTTAGATAAAATCTTTAGTCATGAAGTTGATATTGGATTTGATTTTAGAAACGATAATTTTGGAGACATGTTTGAACTGGGAATCGTCGATCCATTCAAGGTTACAAGATGTGCTCTCGAAAATGCTTCTTCAGCAGCCATAGCTTTGCTATCTGTAGGGTCTGCAATGGTTGATGAAATTTCAAATAAAAGCTAAAAATTCGTCTGTTGCGTAATATTTACCATTGCGGAGGAAAAGTGTCAAGTTTACGTGATATTGAAATTATGCTTGAGTCTTTATACAAGCTTGAAAAGAAAGTGACTTCTGTTTCAATGACACTTAAACTTGAGACTGATACACACGTTCCTGATCTTATGACAAGAATCAGAATTCTCCCGTCAGTTGCTGTTGTGGCTCAAAGTGATAAAGTTGCAAGATTTATGGATGGTGATGCTCAATTAGCAATATCAATCAAGTATTTGCCTAAATCTACAGAAATTTATGCATCAGTCAAAAAGCTTTCAATGATGATTAAAAGATTGCCAGGTGTTAAGTCAATTACAATTGATACATACGATAAGAAAAGATTAACATTGCGTGGTCAAAAAATCATATTTTAGAGTGTAAATATATATCAAATATACTATAATAGTATCATAAAGGAAGGTGTGAATTGAAACTTTTAAACAGCGACCAGCTCATGGTTATGAATGAACACGATCTTAAGCGCTTGGTTTTAAGCTTGCGTTCACGAATCAAAGAATCAGAATCTTCAAAAGGAGATGAAGATACTTTGAAAGAATTACAGACCTACTATTGCTATGTTTATCGCGAACTAGAGCATAGAGGCATGCTTTGAGAGTGCAAACAATGCTCTCATTTATTAAAATAAATTAAACATTAAACATTAAACATTATAGGAGAAAATATGGATTCGTCCCTTAGTGCGTATTTTGCACATTCTGGAAACTTTGATTTGCTCACCAAAGAGCAGGAAGTTGCGCTTGCTAAGCGAATTGAAGAAGGCGATCAGTTAGCAAGAAACATGATGATTGAGTCTAATCTTAGGCTGGCTATTTCAATTGCTAAAAAATATGCTAAGTACGGAAGCAGTCTCGAGGATCTTATTCAAGAGTCAAATATTGGCTTGATTAAAGCGGTTGAAAAGTTTGATTGGCGAAAAGGCTTTAAGTTTTCGACTTATGCAACATGGTGGATTAAGCAGTCAGTTACTCGTAGTTTGACAAAAGAAAGCACTCAGCTGAAGGTTCCTTCACATACACTTTCAAATGCAAGAAAAGTTTGGACAGCACAGAAAGAATATCGAGAAAACTTCGGGTGTGAGCCTTCAATCGAAGAAATTGCAGGCATCTTAAACATTTCTGAAAAGCACGTAAAAGAAGCAATTAAGAGCAGTAAGTCTAAATTCACAATTTCTATTGACACGCCTGTTAACGATGAATACGGCAGGACTTTAGGTGAAACTATCGAAGATGAAAATGCTACTTCACTCGATGTTATTCTTGATAATCAAAAAATTAGAGATGCAATTGTAAGCTCACTTTCTACTCTAACAAAGCGTGAAGAGTTAGTTTTGAGAATGCGATTTGGAATTGAAGAAGTGTCAGAAAACGATTCAAACATTTATGAAATTGAAGAAGGAGAATAAAAATGCCGATGCCTAAGGGACACAAGATGGATTCTGGATACTCAACAAGCAAAAGTTTGGGAGGAGATTCCTATCATAATATTTCAAACAAGATGACTGAAAAAGGTCACAAGATGAATCACTCAACAGCCCGTAATGTTTTTGTCAATGCACTTAAAAAGATTGCACAGGATGTGGTAACTGTCTATGGTGTAGATTGCGATGATAAAGAAATTACAAGAATTGCAAAAGACCCACGTTTTCAAGATGCTGTTATTCAGTTCATGAGAGGAGATATCGATTGAAAACTACGTTCCAACCTCTGACTCCTGAAGATCTTCTAGGATTCCATCATCAAACTGAACTTTTGGAGTCAGTAGGTTGGGATGAAGAGCAATTTTCAAAACTAGTCAAGCATGTAATAGACTATTTAAATAATCCAAACAGAACACAGATGACTAAAGATGACATCACGATCTTGCTCTTGAGTGTGGAAGACATATGGGGACCTGACTCAAAAGAAGTTTTGAAGAGTATATTTAATATAGAAACATTCTATTTAAATCTTAATATTCAAAGGAGTCAAGATGTCAATTAATTTAAAAGATTATCTAAAAAGAAAAAGATCAAGTTTAGAAAAATTTATCTTGCAATCAAATATAAAGTCTTATGAAGAGATTTTAGATTACTGTAGAAGAAGAGGATGTACACCTATCGCAAAAGAAGAGTTTGACTTAGTAGTTTTACAAAAAGAAGAAGTTAAGCCTAAAATAGAAGAAGCAAAAGAGGCCTCTTCTAATGAAGAAAAACCTGTCAAACACAAAAGAAGAAAAAGAAGAACAAAAGTTTCTCGTCCAGCACAGGATTCACAAGAAGCAGGGGCTGCTGATAAGTCCGTCGAAGATGCATAAAGATTTTTTTATCATTCTATGCGAAGGATCTTTAGAGGAGTGGTACATAGATAGTATAGATGCAATTAAATAATCTATACCCATTATCACAATTGTCTGTTTATGATGCAGAATCTGGTGAAATAGTTGTTCAAATTGATAGAATTACCATTTCAATGACTTTAGAAGAATTTGCTTTAGTCTTAAAAGATTTTGAAGATGCGTCTAAAGAGTTGAAAACAATTATGATGACGACTGTGCAAAACAAAGATTATGATCAGGAGATAAACTAATGGCTATTAATCATCCAAAAGCAGGCGCTAATTCTGTACCAGCATATCAGTTATCAGGTGTGCCTTTTGTCACATCCTCAGCAGGAGGAGAAGTACAAACCGATCCTATAGAAATAACTTTTCCTTATGTGACAAGATTTTTTATGGTCCAAAATACATCAGCAAATCCTATGCGAATAGGTTTTACAGCTGACGGTGTTGATGCGGATATTACAGCAAACTACTTAGTCTTGTCAGGAAATGACATGACGCCTAGACTAGAATTAAGATGCAAGTCTTTGTTTTTCCGTAATGACGGTGCTGGAAATTGCAGCTTTAGTTTGGTGGCGGGTTTATCAACAATTGAGTCAAATGAGTTTCCTGTTCTAACCGGTTCCGTTGACGGAACTTCAGCTTTTGAAGGTGTCGGATAAAATGAAAGAAATTATGAAAGAGTGGCGTAATTTTTTAAATGAACAGGATCGTCAAAAAAAGAAAATTTATGTTCTTGTAGGGCCACCTGCTGTTGGAAAGTCTACGTGGATTAAGGAAAATGCCCCCGGGTCTTTTGTTATTAGCAGCGATGAAATTTCAATTGAAGTTGCAAGAGAACGCGGAATGACATACGACGATATGTTTGAATATCCTCCGCAGCCTACAAACAGAGACGGATCTCCTAATCCAGACTTTGATCCAAGCTTTGTTCATCCAAGATGGGGTCCTATTATTGACCAGCAGCTTGTTTGGAAAAAATGGATGCCAAAAGCATATAAAGTTGTCAATGATGCAGAAGTTGAAGCACAGAAAAGACTCGAGCAGCGTTATGCAAGTGCAACTTCTATGGGAACAGATATCGTATTAGATTTGACTAATATGAATAAAGGATCTAGAAAATTTGCAATACAAAAGCTAGGAGATATTTCTAACTTTGATCTGGTCGCAATTAATTTTGGTTGGAATGATGATGTTGAATTTCTTAAAAAATCTTCAGCAGAAAGATCTCAAAGAGAATTTGAAGAAACAGGAATGAAGAAAACAATTCCTGGAGTCGCTTTTGACAGAATGATTGGTGGCTATGAAAGACCTCATGAAGACGAAGGGTTTACCAACATTCAAGACGTTGAAGCTTGGTGGGCACGCTAAAAGCTGTGTAAATAATAAAATAGCATAATATATTAACCAGACGGGAGAAGTTATGCAAAAATTGATTATTGTGTCTGGGTATTTTAATCCAATTCACAAAGGTCACATAGAGTATTTTCAGAATGCAAGAATGCATGGAGATGCGCTCTTAGTTATCGTGAATAGCGATTTTCAACGCGAACTAAAAGGGTCAAAACCCTTTATGAATGAAGAAGAACGTGAGTTTATTGTTTCTAATATCAAAGGCGTCGATCACGTTATGATATCCTGCGACAAAGATAGAACAGTTTGCGAAACACTTCGAGTAATTGCAAATATGCTTAAAGGACAGTACGATCTCTTTTTTGCAAATGGCGGAGATCAAAACAATGATACAATTCCTGAAAAACCTGTTTGTGAAGAATTGAGAATTAAATTAATTGACGGCCTCGGAGATAAAATTCAATCTTCATCTTGGCTTTTAAAAGGAGAAAATAATGCGTAAAATTGCTTTGTTTGATATGGACGGAACTCTAACTCCGCCTAGAAAAGAAATTAATTCCGAAGTTATTAGAGCGCTTAGACAGCTTGAAAAAGAATACGAAATCGGAATTGTTACAGGATCTGACTTTGAATATGTCAATCAGCAAATTAGGCCGGCGCTTGATATCGGTGGTTTAAATCTAAGAAAGCTACATTTCTTTCCCTGTAACGGAACTAAGTACTACAGGTGGCTGAATAATCAGTTTGAATGTATTTACGAATCTGACATGATTAGTGAGATAGGTGAAGAAAATTACAGATATCTTTTGCAAACTTTATTTTCAGCGCAGCTTTTGATTTCTGTAAAGCATGAGCTTCCCTATACAGGCACTTTTTTTGACTACAGAGGATCTATGCTAAACTGGTGTCCAGTTGGTCGTTCTGCAGGTGACAAAGAAAGAGCAGCATGGATCGAAGCTGATAAAAAAGAAAAAATTAGAGATTATTACGTTGACTTTATCAATGATGCTATTGCTAAAAAGAATATGTCATTGCAGGTAGCGTTAGGTGGATCTACAAGCTTTGATATATTTCCAAATGGTTGGGACAAAACATATGTTTTAAAACATCTAGAAGATTTTAAAGAAATTATTTTTGTCGGTGACTCTTGTGAAAAAGGCGGAAACGATTATGAACTCTATGCCCTTTTAAAGGACGGAGATGACACCCAGAGTTACGCAACAACCGACCCATTGGTTACTGCAAAGATTATTGAACTGTTAATTCTAGGAGGCTCTGCGTAGGTCTAATGAATACCTTTATACTTTCTCTTGACCCAAAGGAAGCAGCAAGATTTCATTGCAACAAGCACGTTGTAAAAATGATTTTAGAAAGTGCTCAAATGCTTTGTGCTGCACACTGGTTGCATCTTCTTAAATCAGAAGGAAAAACACTTAAAGATTTTAAAAGAATCCGTGATGCTCAGCAGTGGGCTTATGAAAATACACCGAAAGAATTGCAGCCGCCTTGGAAAATGTCTCATTTGCGACACCCGTGCACAGTTTGGACAGCTGAAAATATTTCAAACTATGCTTGGCAGTTAAGTCTCTGTCAGTCTTTGTTGATAGAATATACACGTCGTTATGGTAAAAAACATAAAACAGAAGTAGAAGCCAAGTGGTTGACAAAAAACTTTCCACTTAATATAAGCACCGGTTGTTTAACAGACTTTCCTGTCTGTATGAAAGATGAGTATAAAGTTTATAGGCAACCCGGTATAGTAGATGTCGTTGAGTCTTATAAAAATTATTATATTAAAGATAAAGTAAGATTTGCTAAGTGGGAGCCAAGAGCTTCTACGCCTAAATGGTTTTTAGAAGGAATAAAAAATGGATAGATCAGACTTAGATAAATTACTAAACTTAAGAAAACAACTCATTGATGACTATCAAAAGTTAAGAGACTACAAGTCAAATAAAAATGCTTTGATTAAAGAAATCGATCATGCAGCCAAAATTCATTGGACTATTGTTCAAATTGATAACATTTTAAAAGAACACGTTTCATTTGAATGAACAAATATATCTGGAGAATATTTAAGGCATGCTTAATTCTAACATTGTGTACGGTGTCTTGCTTGTCGTTACAGGTCATATTCTCGCTTGGTACACACACAATCTACAGTTTGTTTATGAGTTTTGGAAAGATCGTCCAATTCTTTCAAATATAGTTTTTGGAGTTCCCTGTGGTTTTGCCTACTGGTACGCTACTAAATTTTTTATGGCAGCCACAGGTGAGCTCTGGACAAGCAGATTTATCGCCTTTTCGTTATCGTACTTAACATTTCCTATCATGACGTGGTTTTACTTAGGAGAGTCAATGTTTACTCAAAAGACATTGATTTGTACATTCTTAGCGTTTATGATTATACTTACACAGTACTTATATAAATAAGGGCCTGAAATGGTTTCGACGGGGTAGAATCAAGGGGAGAGTGCAAGCAGGAAAGATACATCCTTAAAAGTTCAAAAACAATAGTTGCAAACAACAACACACACTTCGACGCAGTCGCACTCGCGGCGTGATTGGGTGGCCGCTTAAAGCCATCTATCCAATTTAAGCAAAACAACAGATAAGTTGTAAAAATCAAAATGGTTACCCAATATTGCTGCGGTGGTTAGACAGACAGGCTTAAATCGTACAATCTGGTGGCACTTAGAGAGAAATTGCTAGGACAGTCAGATCAATATTGGTGGAGCGCAACAGGTCGGTAAGCGCAGGGAAAACCGGCTATCTTTTTTCATTTGTGACAGTAAATGAAACAAGCTTGTGAATGACTCAAACTAAGACTGCTGCGGAATCGGGTTCGACTCCCGACAGGTCCACCATTTTTAATAAATTTCTTACGTAAGCAGATATTTAATAGCATGAGTGAAATGAAGCTGATATTAGAAAACTGGCGAAAGTTTATAAACGAAACTAGAAACCAGGACTTCATGAATGAGTTTATGCCGCTTCTAAAACAATGGCGTGATCTTCAAGATGAATACGGCTACATAAAAACAAACAGATACGATCCTGAAGGGAATCCGTATGATCCTGAAGGTGCTGAGCAAACAATTGATCCAAGCGAATTACCTGCACATGCAAATTTAAAATGGTATGCAGACAAAGTTCCAGAAGGGCCGGGACCTAGAAGAGCACACAATATTCAGTCTTTTAGAGAAGTTGAAATAGAAAGAAAGCTATTGCAACTTTTTCAAAAATATGCGGATCAATCTTTCTTTCAAAACCAAGTAACACTAGTACATGATTTAAATTATCGTGCAGCAGCATCTAATATGTTTGGAAATACATTAGGTATGAAATTTCCAGATAGCAAAGAAACGAGAGAAGGATATCTATCTCAAGAAAATCAAAGGCATAAGGATGTTATGTCGTGCCACGGTTACGTCAATGGTAAGCTAGATTCTTCTAGCTATGGAATGATACTAAAAGGGCACGTTGTATTTGCTTCCAGAGCCGACTTAGCATCTCAAACTCTTCGCGCGGCCGACCAAACTGTAAGAGACACTTATAAACATTCAGGCTTGCCAAAGCGAACAGGACCGGGAAGAGTTCAAGGAAGCGAGAGTACGCTTGCCCTCAAGCAAAGAATTCATCAGCATAAACGAAAAAGAGCAATTGCTGCAGGACTCGATCCCGAACCTGAACTTTCGCAAGAAGATTTAAACAACATAATCAACTATGTTGTTCTTAGTGCAGATGATGTCGAAGCAGGTTATATCGAAGAAGTTTTAGTTGCCAACTGGACTATTGAAGGTTGGTATTGTCACCTCAATAATGGAAGACCATGGCCAGAAGATTATTGGAGAAAAGCTTACGAAGTAGGAATTAGCAAGCCTGTATATCTAGTAAATATGCGTGGTGACAATCTTGGAGAGATAAATCTCCAAGATTATTTTAAAAAAGATTAAATTAGATAATCTCGGTTAATTGCCCCCGGATTCTATATTTATTGCTATGAGTGCAGAAACATATAACAAGAATCAAGCCAAAAGATTTGGATGGAAACCTGACTGGTTTATTCCTAATCACACAAATTTTGATGACAAATTAACGGCATCAATTAAACAATTTCAAGCAGCAAGAGGACTAACTGCCGATGGCCTTTGTGGACCTGGGACATACAGGGTTGTTGTTACAGAAAGAGAAGCATTAGAAGATGCAAAAGATTTAGGCTGGATATCAGACAACTCTGATGTTTTGTGGTGGGGCGACAAAGCAATTAAAATTGACTGGCCTTCTGAAAAGGTTCATACTTTTAAAGATCCTGATTTTCCTTACCCGATCAGCAAAGGATTGACAAAATATTCTAGCAAGAGAGACATCAAGTCTTTTGTTACACATTGGGATGTTTGCCTAAACAGCATGTCTTGCGCAAAAGTCCTTGCCAAAAGAAACGTGTCAGTTCACTTCTGCATTGACAATGATGGGACAATCATTCAGCTTCACGACCTAAATGATGCATGTTGGCATGCTGGAAATTCAAAAGTCAATAGATCAGGAGTTGGTGTAGAGATTGCAAATGCTTTTTACTTGAAGCATCAAAGTTGGTATAAAAGAAATGGATTTGGAGAGAGACCAGTTATGAGTGGCGCGCTTGCTCAAAACAGAAAAGTGGAAGATTTTACTTGGTTTTATCCTGTTCAAATCGAAGCACTTAAGGCACTTTACAAAGCAATGCACGAAGGATGCGGAATTCCACTTGAATCTCCTTCAGAAAAATGGGCATACGATTCTCATGCAGCAAGTGGAAAGTTTGAAGGATTCATGAATCACTTTCACTGCAGTACCAAGAAAATTGATTGTGCAGGCCTAGATATAGAAGAAATACTCAAGGAGTTAAAATGAAAATTTCTAGAAGAAGACTTAGAAAAATTATTATTGAAACGCTTATGCTTGAAGGAGATAAGAAAGTAGGGCAATACAAAGTACGTCAAGGAGATACTTTAGGTAAAATTACAAAAAAGCACTCTCCTCCCGGAACTTCTGTAGAAGACAACGCAAAGTTAAACCCCAAGATAAAAGATCCTGCTAAAATCAAAGCAGGTGAAGTAATCAAGATTTACGTCACAGATGAGTATGAAGGACATGCAAACTAATGAAAATTAGCAGAAAAAGACTTCGTAAAATCATAAATGAGTTTCTTGATACATCAAGACCGATGACAGATCAGCCTATTCCTAATCTTGAAGATTTAACAAGCACGTCTGTATACGATCAGCTTACAAATTCAGAGCGCGCTGCTTTTATTTCTGCAATGGAAATCGCAGGAGGCAAAAGTTTAAATCAGAATTTAAACGAAGGGTCTATTGTTAAAGGCCCGTGGAGAGATTTTGAAGAAGATGACTTTGAAGAAGATCATGATCCGGATGGAGACGTAACAAATAGTGAATTAGAAGACGCCGGTCTTGTGCCTGTTCATCATTTACCTCCGTCTGAAACAGAAGAAGAAAATTTGCAAAGAAAGCTGACCACAGCTAGATTGTCTAATCTTCCTAGCGATGATGATCTTGATGCTATGTGGGATCTATATGCAGCAGAGCTAGAGCATAAGAGAGATGAAGAAGAAGAAAATCTTAGAAGAGGCGTGCCCACACTCAGATCTGTTCTGCCTAATTTTTACGACGAATAATCTAAAAAGTAGTGTACACTTAAAAAAAAGTGTCTATATTATACTTGCGACGCCTAATGGGTCGCAAAATACTATCAAACTTGCTTAAATAAGGAGGACGATATGACACGTTTGATGATGAGAACCACACCTGCAATTATGAGCAGCAGAGCTTTTGACCAGTTTTTCGAGAGCTTTTTTACAGAACCTGATCACTGGGTTAAAAATTCAACAGAAGGATATCCCTTGACGGATATTTGGCGAGAAGAAGATGATACTCAAGTCATTCAGATGGCACTTGCAGGTTTTGCGCGAGATAGCTTGAGCGTCGAGACTGACAAGAATCGGATTACAATCTCTTCTACTAAAACAGATGAAGATGACAGTCGGAGCGCAAGACGCATCGCGCGTCGTGCTTTTACTAAAACGTTTGTTGATCACCAAAATCAGTTAGACATGTCAAAGGCAGAAGCTGATTTTACAGACGGCTTGCTCACAGTAAGAATTCCACCTGTGGTCAAGTCTAAAAAGACAACAATCAAAATCAAGTAATTGTTAAGAATTTAAACTCCTCGTTGTATAGTTATAGCGAGGAGTTTTTGTATGCGTATAACAAAGAAGCGTCTTAGAAAGATTATTAGAGAGTCTTTGACTCCGCTATTCCAAAATAAATTTGGAAAAATTGAAATTTACTACCGTGGCCCAGAGATTGGATACGGTGACTATGTTCGCGGCCCGGAAGCACGTGGCTTAACTATACAGATTCATGCCGAGGGAGAAGACACGCCGTTGCCTTCTAACTTAATCGGCTATCAAGGAATAGATGCATACGGTAATATGAAGCAATACAATATCGATCCGTCATTAAACATCACAGATCGATCTAATAAAATGCCTATGAAAGTTATTTATGACACAGAAGGCCCTGATGGTACGACTCATTCTAAGTGGGGCGAGGTTCCTGAATGGGATGATATTCCTGAGATACTAAAAGATCTCACAGGAATTACTATACCTGCTGACTGGTTTGACGCAGCAGGTGAAGAGCTAGATGATTATGCAGCAGATCTTGAGTCTCAAGCAGAAGAAGATCCAGAAGATTTTTCATCAGATTCTCCTATCATGGTACTAATTAGAATGATTGACGGAACTTGGCATAGTCATATTATGTAGAAAGGACATTTTATGAAAATTACAAAACAAAGACTTAAGCAAATTATAAAGGAAGAAGTTCTTTTTTCTGAAGGATTGCGTTATCACTTAAGAGAAGGTGTCTCTTTATCAGAATCTGTATACAGGCCCGGGTCTAAAGCATTTTTTGATCTTATAAACGAAGCGCGCGCAAGATGTCTTGCACGCGAGATAACGCTGTCTGAAGCTGATATGGAGCTTATTAACAGTGACCTGGGTAAGTGGGGAATATATGAAGGCCGCGAAGTTGCGCTAGACTTTCCTCTCACAGAAGACGCTGACGCTATGCTCGAAGCAGAATACAAGGGCCGAAAGGTCAAACTTAACAAGCCAGCCCGTGGTGGGTCAAAGAAGTTTTATGTTTATGTTAAAAACCCAAAGACAGGAAAAGTAAAGAAAGTTGCTTTTGGAGCGAAAGGTATGTCAACAGGACTTCGCGATCCAAAGCGCAGAAAATCTTTTAAAGACAGACATAATTGTGAAGATAAAAACGACAAAACAAAAGCCGGTTATTGGTCTTGCAGAATCGGAAGATATCCAAAAGTGACAGGGGCTCCCTATGTCACATGGTGGTAAAAATCCATATATCGATAAACGAATAGATGAAAAATCTTTTTTAAGAACGTTTTCTGTCGATTGTAAAGAATCAGAGCTTGAATGGCATCGAGATGCTCAGCCACGCCAAGTTGAAGTAATTTCAGGAAAAGATTGGAAATTTCAATACGACAACTATCTGCCTGAAACGATAAAACCAGGTGACAAAATTATAATAGAAAAGAACGAATGGCACAGAATAATTAAAGGTAGTACTGATTTAATTGTAGTGATACACGAACGATGAATTTATTAGAAAAATTTTTAGAACATCCACACGAACAAGGCGAAACTTATCTTGAGCACCTTTACCACGCTTTTAGGTGTGGTTTGCTTTTAAGCATTGCAAGCATTGCATGCATTATTCACTCCTTTATTCCTTTTATATTTAAGAAAACTGCGACTAATATTATACGTAATATTCTTTACCAAAGGTGTAAAGGAGAGAAAAATTAAGTATGATAACTCTAAGCTGGAAAGTCTATGAAAAAATTGTTAATTGAAGAAAGATTTAGAAAAGCAAAAATGTATCTAGAAAACAAAGACATGATGCAGCTTGAAATGGGGACTGAAGAATACACTAAAGTTTTAGAGCGAATTATTAATGATTTAGCAGCAGTCAAGAGTTCTCTAAGAACTAGATCCCGTGAAGGTGCACGGCATAGAAAAGAATCAGATAGAATTCAGTCTGCTATTAGTGCAATCAAGTATCTAAATAATAAAAGCAAAAGAATGATAAACAGCTCCATGATCAGAGAAGAAAAACAAAATAATGACTCTCTTAAAAGATCAGATATAAAAAACTTTTTAAAAATGTTCAAATAGAGGAAATCATGATTTTATTAGACAATAAACCTAATTGGATTTCTCCCGGAGAAGACCAGCTTACAGCTGATAATTTTATGAACGAAGCCAAAAGCCTTATCAGAAGAGGATCTAAAGTTTATGTAGGAACTGATTCGATGGTAAGGGGTAATAATTGCATATTTGTAACAGTCGTTGCTTTTCACGACAATGAAAGTAAAATAGCTAAATACTACTATAAAAAATTTAAAGTGGTTAATAGTGAATACAAAAATCTTAAAAACAAGATAAATGAAGAAGTCAATCTATCAGTTCAGGCTGCTCAAAAAATAAATGAATTTTCTCCAAATACCCCTATTGAGCTTCATGTTGATATTGGCAGGACCAAAGAAAACAAAACACGAGTTATGATGTCTTCTGTGTCTGGCTGGGTTACAGGCATGGGTTACGATTTAAAAATCAAGCCTGATTCTTGGGCATCATCATCTATCGCAGATAATCATACAAAATAATGGAGAAAGTCAGATGTTTGGGCATTCACCTAAATCTACAATTGAAGAACTCGTTCAGGAGTCCATGTTTGGGATTATTAAGTCTAAAACAGGAATAAGAACACCTGTTCAGATAAGACATCTAGAATTTATTACTACATTTAGAAAAGAAAAAGGTGTAATTAGAATAAGTTCTATTTATCTAAAAAGAAAAATGTTGCCTGAGTTCGAGAGAATCTCAACAAAAGAAATAAAATTTAGCGGCGCCACTGGAAATGAATTTGTAACTTACTTACGTCATCGTGGTGCAAAACAAATAATTGACAAGCAAGACATTTTAGAAAAATTATAAGTGTGTAAATCTTACTTATGTGAACTATAATAGTGTAGCATAGGAGATTAACTTTGGATATTAGTAAACACTTTCCCTATCCTGTTCCCCGACCAGAACAGGAACAGGCAATTGAAGCTGCACTTAAAGCTTTCTTGACAAATGACAAGAAGTTTTTTATTCTTGAAGCTGGGACAGGTGTAGGTAAGTCTGCAATTGGACTTACTTTGGCACGAATTGTCAACGAAAATCTTTCACACTCAGAAGTATTCGCTAAAGGTTCTTACTTTCTAACTACACAGCGTGTTCTTCAAGAGCAGTATGAGAATGACTTTGGGCATCCAAGTGGAAAGATGACCTCAGTTTATTCGTCAAAGAATTATCAGTGTGAGTTTCACAAACAGAATACTTGTCAGGCAAGTCAGCAAATGCTTAGGACTGAAGATAAGTCTTCTCGATTCTTTAAGAAGTGTACAGCTGACTGTCTTTATAAGCGCGAAAAGAAGCTTTTTCTTGAGTCACCAGAGTCTGTAACAAACTTTCCTTATTTTATTATGGAATCTACATATTCTGGAAAGATTACTCCAAGAAACTTTCTAGTAGTTGACGAGGCACACAATGCTGAGTCTGTTCTAACAAAGTTTGTAGAACTTTCTGTAAGTCAGTATTTCTGCGATAAAGTTGTTAAATGTAAGTGGCCTGACAAGATTACTCCAGTTGCATTCTACAAGTGGCTTCGTGATGTCTACAATCCTAAGCTTCAAAAGCAGATTCTCTATTTTGAGCAGCAGCTTGAAAATCTTGGACTTAAATCTCGTGTAAAAGATTTGGCAGCAATTGCGCTCAAATACGACATGCTCAAGTCTCACTCAAACAAGCTTACTCTTTTCTTAGAAGATTATTCTTCAGATAACTGGGTGATGGAAGTCGGCGAAACAGAGAAGCGCGGATTTGTTCGTGTTACTTACCGTGCTATTGACGTATCAAAGTATGCCGAGACGTATCTTTTCCGAATGGGTCGCAAGGTTCTTCTCATGTCTGCAACAATTCTTAATGCCAAGGGTTTCGCAAAGTCGATGGGTATTGCTGAAGACGACTATGATTCAATTAGTATCGCTTCACCTTTTCCAATTGAGAATCGACCGATTATTCATGCCAATATCGGAAGTTTTAGCGCTAAGGTAATTGACTTTACTCTTCCAAGAGCCAAAGACGCTGTTAAAGCAATTTTGGCTGAGCACACGGGAGAGAAGGGTATCATCCATTGTATTGATGGAGATGCCCGTGTGACAATGGCTAATGGTAGGACAAAACCACTTCGAAACGTTCAAGTAGGAGAATATGTCCTTTCTTATAATGAAGAAGAGAAAATATTTGAAGCTCAGGAAGTGACTAACTTCTGGAATCGAGGTATTAAACCAACACTTACGATAGAACTAGAAAGTGGTGATACTGTAACTTGTACTCCAGACCACAAGTTTTTAACTCACAATCGAGGATGGGTTGAGGCACAGTATCTCACACTTGATGATGATATTGTCGAAATTAAATAACACTGAATAGGTATGAATTGTCTCCTTTTGCCTATATACTATAGGAGGCAATCATGGCATATAAATTACCTTACACTATACCTAATCCTGTACCATTTAATGACTGCACTATAGAACGCGATACGTTCAAAGTATACTACCGAGGCAGACTACTTTCGAAAAAAAGAAGATTTGAATACAAGTGTAGTCAATGTGATTCTATTAGTATTTCTTCTAGAGGAAATCAAATGAATAGAAAGTTTCCATGGACATGTGACTCGTGTTGTAGAAAATCAGAATGGGCTACTTTTACAAGAGAAGAACGACAACAACGACAAAAGAAAACAATCGATCACAACCGCCAGAAACACATTCGAGAGCGAAATAGCAAAATGATGAAGCATCAATGGCAAGATCCGGATTCTTATTGGAATACAACACATATTCCTCCTATGCTTAAGCCTAAAGTTAGAGAAAAAATGAGTCAAATCATGAAAAATAAATTAATGAATGATAAAGACTTTCGAATTGAATTTCTAGAAAGGATGAAAAATAATGCTAGAGGAACTCTTATCAAGTTTCAAGAGCCAAAAGGAAAACTGATTATATTGCGTAGCACTTATGAACTCCGCGTGGCAACATATCTAAATGAGCAAGGGTTGGACTGGCAATATGAACCAAAGACATTCTATATCGAGTCTTTAAACAAAACCTACACGCCAGACTTTTATGTCCCACAATTCGATGTATGGATCGAGGTAAAAGGATTCTGGCAGAATCAGTCAGAATCTAAGTGGAATGAGTTTTGTAAAACACATAATAACGCACTATTATTTAAATGTGATATAGAAAATTTAGAAAACGGAGCTAGTCTTGAAGATCAAATCAATTACATATAATAGCAAGTCAATCGAAGTGTTTGACATAGAAGTAAAAGAAAATCATAATTTTATTGTTGAAAACGTAGTGGTTCACAACTGTCATACATATAAAATTGCTAATTATCTAAAGAAAGCACTTCGATCGAAGCGGATTCTTACACATAATAGCGATAATCGAGACGAGATTCTGCATAAGCATATCACATCCAAGGAGCCCACTGTTCTTTTGACGCCTTCGATGACAGAAGGCGTGGATTTAAAGGGAGATGCTTCTCGATTCCAGATTATTGTCAAGGTACCCTATCCTTATCTTGGTGACCCAATTATTAGAAAGCGGATGAACAAGAATGAGAAGTGGTACCCAATGCAGACTGCAATGACAATTGTCCAGGCTTATGGTCGAAGTGTTCGATCAATGGAAGACAACGCAGTTACTTACATTCTTGATAGCGATTGGAAGCGGTTTTATAGCCAGAACAAAGATGTGTTTCCAGCAGGATTTCACGAGTGCTTAGTTTAGGGTGCATTTTAAGAACTGGCAATGTAAAATAAAGTGTGAGGTAAAATGTTTAAACTTTCATGCAAAATTCCAAGAGAAGTTGAAGTCGCATTAAGCGGGGGGCCAGATTCTGTTGCACTTCTCGGATTCCTTGCAAAGAGCAGACGAGATGTCACAGCTGCATTTGTTCATCATGGAACCAAGACGTCAGATGCTTCGCTTTCGATCGTAGAAAAAGTCTGTAGGCAACTTGATATCCCTCTTAGATGGACCACGTTGTCTTCTGTTGAACATGCAAACAAGGGCCTTGAGGCAACCTGGAGAGAAGGGCGTTATGACTTCCTGGATCAATCTGAGCGCCCTGTAGCCACTGCTCACCATCTTGATGACGCAGTTGAGTGGTGGATTTTTTCATCGCTTCACGGAGAAGGGAAACTTATTCCACGAATTCGTGGAAATTATCTTCGACCTTTTCTGTTGACGCGGAAAGATCAGCTGATTGAATATTGCAACTACAACAATTTACCTTTCTATGTTGACGAAACCAATCTTTTGACTGATCGACCTCGTGTTTTAATTCGTAATAAAATGATGTATGATTGCCTTGAGATTAATCCTGGTCTGCATAAGACCATCAAGAAAAAATATCTTAAGGAGATTAGAGATGAACGTCAGGGTTGGTGACAGAGTTGAAGCACTATATCATATGAGCAATCGTGGTGTTGTTCAAGAAATCTATTTTGTGTCAGTAACTGCTGGAAACGGTGGTGGCGCATTTTCTAAGATGCGCAGAATTAAGTTTTTAAGTGAACTCGACGGAAAAGTTCACGACATGAAAGCCCAAGATTTACGTGTAATTAGAGAGTGAGCTTAATATTTATCTCAGGAGAGATAAATGAAAATTAAGAAAAAAGATCTAATTCACTTGATTCGTGAAATGGCTCTCGATGAAATGGCCTATATGGGAATGCCAAATGTCCAAATAGGACAACAGTCCCCGTGGGACGAAGGTCGTCGTAACTGGAACCTTTCAAAAATAGAAAAATTTTTTAAGTCTAAAAATTACGCTAAAAAAGCGACAAAGTTTTTTGGAGAAAGCAGAGGATTTCCTGGGTCAAACGTGTGGGTTATTCCACAAGTCGGCAGAGCAGATTCTAAAGAGTTTCAGTTTAATAAAGATGAACCAGGATATGTTAAACCGTATACATTCGACTCCCGAGGAAATGTCCACAATATTAGTGAAAAACTGCTTAGAGCATTAGGAATGCCAGAAGAAGACATTGAAAGTGTTGACTTTGCAAAAGATATTATTTTTGTGCCCAGCGCAAACTCCGTCCAAGGCGGTTATAAGACGGATGCAGAACGTGAGGATAACTACACTGGAGTGGGCGATGGGGGGCCTGGTTATAGCTTACCTACACCCCACATGCTTATTCACGCGCTTTATGACGGAGGTTCTTTAAGTAAGCTTCCTGAAGTTGAAAGAGTAAGAATTCTTGAAGATTACCCGGAGATCGAGGAGTTGCTTGAAGTACAGAGTGGTGGGCATGTTATATATCGCATCAAAGAAATTAATGACGGTAATGAGTTTGAGGGCATTTATGCTCCCATAGCTGCTACTCTTCGAGCTGGTATGAGAGACGAAGATCTTATTGAGTTTGTAAACGAAATTTTAACAGGTTGTCTTCTCTACAGAGGATTAGAAAAAATTAAAGTTGCACCAGAATATGACGCATACATAAGTGGAAAAACAGGAATGGGAGTTAAAGAATTACTATCATCAGCTGTTGAAGCTTCTAGAGAATTCTTAAAAGGAAAAATTGTATCTGTTCGAGTGGTTTAAAGATAAGTATGTCATATTTATTTATAGTGAACAGACAAACGCAAGAAGCAGCACGTCTTTTTATCAGAGTCATGACTGATACTTGCATCGTTATTAATGCAATGCTCATGTGTTTGTCTGTCATTTTAATCGATTGGAACCTATTTAAAATTGCAGCTTTGTCTGGAAGTCTGTTAGTTTTAAGTAGGTTCTATCGTTATTATGAGCAAAAAGAAGAAGACAAAAAGCAGTAAGATAAAAGATCTTTACTTGGATCGTCCAACTTCACATGGGGGTTGGCCAAGCGGTCACAGCGGAAGTTATAGAGACGCTGATACTCCTGTCTACAAACAAATATCAAAATATTTAGAAGACATGGGTCTTCTTGAATCGCCTGATCATGCTGTACTAAGTGAACAGAAGCTTAGACAAATTGTCAGGCGATTTCTTTTAAATTCTTAGTCCAGGGCATGTCTATGAAAAATTTAGAAAAGTTAAGAGTTTTAACTGAAAATATTACACGAGAAGAAGAAAAAAGAATTCAAGAGCTTTCTCTCTATCAATCTTTTTTTAAAGAAATCCCTGTCCGAACTTTTGTTTGGTCAGTAGATGAAAAGCTAAGAATCAGAGTAAAAAATAAAAAGTCTTTAAAAGGAAATATCAGCGGGAAAGTATTAAAGAACGGTACACTTAATGATGCTTTTACATGTCCTAAGATGAACGAATTAAATATTCAGTATCATCAATCTGCTTTGAAAGGTTTTAAACAGACTTATTTAAGCTATGAAGATGATTCTACATTTTTAACAACACTTATTCCAGTCAAAGAAGATGGATCAAGCGTTATTTACGGCTGCTCATGGGATGTCTCTACTGTTATTGAAATTTTAGATTTAACTAAAACTCTTCCAGAAGACTGCAGCTTATCTTTGACAAAAGTCATAGAAAAAAATCCAATGTACAAACTAGTAAATCAGTTGAGGTCAGCATGAGCGCAGAAGGACAAAATGGATGGGGAGAATACTCCAGACTAGTTTTAAAAGAACTTGAGACATTAGCATCAGGTATAGAATCTTTACGATCCGAGCTTCTTGATGTAAAACAAGAA